TCCTCTTCTTCTTCACCTTCCTCTTCTTCTTCACCTTCCTCTTCTTCTTCACCTTCCTCTTCTTCACCTTCCTTTTCTTCTTCACCTTCCTTTTCTTCTTCACCTTCCTTTTCTTCTTCGCCTTCCTTTTCTTCTTCGCCTTCATCTTCCTCTTCATCTTCCTCTTCCTCTGCTTTATCCTGTTCTTTTTCCTCTTCTTCAGTGTTGTTTTTTTCTTCATCGCTTTCATTATCTTCTTTAATTTGTTTATTTATTTTATATTTAGAATCATATGTAAGAATTTTATTTTGTAATGTTTCATTATTTTTAATAATGCTAGTTTCTTTTGGGGTTGTATGTGTTTCATAAATATTCATTTTAATATTTTTAATATTAGACGATTTTAAAGTATCTAATTCTGATTTTAATGAATTATAATCAATAAGTAGTTGTTGATAATCTTTATTAAGATTAATATATTCGGGCATTGTAAATAATATATTTTTCAAACTATTAATAATTTTATTATTATTATTATTATTTTTGAAATAAGAACCAAGATTATTTTTCAATGTTTTATTAATATCAGCGGTGATATTGTTAAGAATTTGATCTAATTCATAATTTTCCATATTAAGTAATATAGATTTATTATTTTAAATTGATTTAAAACAATTTTAAATTAATTTATGATATTATTTTTTTATTATTTTTATTAATAGTGCTTGATTTAGATACTATTTTAGCACTAATTAAGAAATCTTCATTTTCTTCATATATTTCAGGTAAAACTTGTGATAATGGTTTATCCACAACAAGTAATAATCTTTCATTTTCTAATAATTTTCTATATTCCTGTATATCAAGATTACCATAAAATTTATTAAGTAAATAATAAGGGCATGGTGCAGGTTTAATATTTTTATCATAATTATAGATTTTTCCATATATATTGTTTAAAAGATAATATCTCTCAAATTTAGTAGATGTATCTATATTTTCATTAAATAAATATGAACAAGCACACTCAGGGCTACAAAAACAACCATAACAATGTATAACTGTATTAAGTTGGTATTTAGGTATATATATAGGTTCATTATCAAATGAACATGTACACCAGAAACATGCTGATTTATTATTAATATTACCATGTTTAAGATTAAAAGCAAGTTCTTTTAATTTTCTAGAGATAGTTTTTTTTATTTCATTGGTTGAAATAATGTTATCTATATTATTTTTTTCATTATTAGAACTTTTTTGTTCTATTATATAATTATTATCAATTTCATTTTCTTTATTGTAATTAGATTCATTATTATGTATATTAGAATCTATATAATTATATTTAAGATTAGAATTTTTATAACAAGTTTCGATATCATAGTTATCTATATTGTTAATAATAGGTTCATATTTAATTATATTAGTTTTATTATCTAGTTCATCAAGTTTACAATTTAAATGTAAAATAATATTAGGTTTAGGTATATTATTAACTAAAATATTTTTAACTTCAACCACTTTACCCCCTTTAGGTTTTCTTCCACGTTTTTTATGTACTTTGGGTTCAACATTATCAGTATTATTTGTATTATTGTCAGCATAAATTATTAAATTATTACTGTTATCTGTTTCTTCCAATAATTTAAGATTTTCATAATATGATTTAGGTCTTCTTCCTTTTTTTTTTGGTGGTTGAATTAAAAAAGAGGGTGTCTGTGATGACATTCTTTATACTAAATTTTAGATTTATATTTTAAATTATTTTTATATATATTTTAACGAATAATAGAATAAATATAAGAAAAGATATAAATCTCTCAAAAATAGAAATAAAATTAATAAAAAAATTATATTAAACTAATAATTATAATATAATTAATTATGAATGAATCAATTCCATGGGTAGAAAAGTATAGACCAAATGTATTTGAGAATATAATTTTGGATAATAATAATAGAGAATTATTTAAAAACATTTTAGAAAGAAATCATTTTCCGAATTTATTATTACATGGTCCACCAGGTATAGGAAAGACGACAACAATTATAAATTTGATAGATAAATTTAAGAAACAAAATAATGAAGATAGCAAGACTTTGGTAATACATTTAAACGCATCAGATGAGAGAGGTATAGATATAATAAGGAATAATATATATAATTTTGTGATATCGGATAATTTATTTTCAAAAGGAACAAAATTTGTGATATTAGATGAGGTAGATTATATGACAAGGATAGCACAACAAGCATTAAAATGTTTAATTCAAGAATATAATAAAGATATAAGATATTGTTTAATATGTAATTATATAAGTAAGATAGATAATTCTTTAAAATATGAATTTATAAAGGTAAGATTTAATAAGTTACATGAAGATGATATATTAAAATATTTAAATAAGATAAATAAAGAAGAAAATATAAATATGAATAATAATACAATAAAAAATATAATAAATAATTATGATTCAGATATAAGAAGTATGATAAATTTTATGCAATCAAATATTCATAATAAGATAAATATATTAGATAATACTATATATGAAAATTTATTAAATATAAATAAAAATAATAATATAAGTTTATTTAATAAAAATTTAAATTTAATAGAGTATCGTTATAATATAAATAAAAAATTAATATTAAAACATTATATAGATTATTTATTAAATAATAAATTAGAATTATTGAATAGTAATATTATAAAAGAATTAGAATTTATAATACATAATTTAGAGAATGAGGATTCATGTAGTAATTATATATATTATTGTTTGAAATAATATAAATTTGTATAGTAGTATTTGTATTTTTGAGAGATTTTAATAAAGAATTTCATAAGGTAAATTATTAAGAGAATTGATTCGTTTAATAAGTCTAAATTGCCATTCATTTGGTGGGGAATTTTTGGAAGGATTAAAACTATGAATCATTAATCTACATTCATTGAGAGAAGAAGATTTATTTAATAATTTTTCTTCAATATTATTCTCATTTTTTTTTATATTAATATGATTATAATCTAAATTAAGTAACTCTTCTTCGGGATGTATAGAAAGCATATTTATATAATAAAAAAGAAAAATTTTTAAAAATAATAATATATTAAAATAAATTAAAAAATAATTGAAAAGATTTATAATAGAAATAATATAAAGAAAATGTCAATAGATGATGAATGGTCAAATTTTTTAGAAAATAAAGATGATGTTAGTGTATTAAATAACAATGAAATATCTAATTATAAAGATACAATTCCTAAATGTTCAGATATTTATATATCGACTAAAACAAAAATATTATATTTAAATATAACATCATTAGATATATATAAACTATTTTGGAAAATTAATATAGAAGATTATGATAAACAAATAGATGGTATAATAAAAAAACAAATAAAAATATCATGTAATACAAAAGATGAATTAAATGAACTAGAGAATTTAATAAATAATGATACATATCATGTATCAAAAATAATAAATCATGTAGATAATCCAAATGGTAGAATAAAATTTAAACATGTAAGAAAAATAAGTATAGGATTATGTAAAAAAGATATAATATACACACGAACAAAAGAAAAAAGTGCATTTTATAATTGTTTTGTAGTAACTGTAAGAATAAATTATAATAATACATTTAAAGAAATTCATGTAAAAATATTTAATACTGGTAAAATGGAAATACCAGGTATTCAAAATGATGAAATTTTAGAATTAGTATTAATAAAAATAGTAAAAATATTAAGTGATATATTAAATATAAATTTAGAAATTATTAATACAAAAACAGAAAATGTATTAATAAATTCAAATTTTAATTGTGGGTTTTACATTGATAGAGAGAAATTATTTAATATATTAAGGTATAAATATCATATAAATGCGTGTTATGATCCATGTTCTTATCCAGGAATACAATGTGTATATTATTATGATAATATAAATAAGATAGCAATTACTAATAATAAATTAATTATAGATAATATGAAGAAAAATAAAGATATACAAAAAGTTTCATTTATGATATTTAGAACGGGAAGTATTTTAATTGTAGGAAAGTGTAGTGAAGATGTGTTAAAGATAGTATATGAATATGTAAAAGATATATTAATAAGTGAATATAGTGAAATTGCGACAAGAAATATAGATAAAAATATAAAAAAAGATGATAAAATTTCTTCAAAAGTAAGAAAAAAAACTATTTATATTAAGTAATTTTTACATAGTAAATTTAATAATATTTGTATATTTTCATATTTATTAAATAAATAAAGTGAATTATTTTTAAAAAAATCTAAAATATCAATTTTTTTTAGAAATATTTTTTTTACAATATATTTTTCTATAAAAATAATAATATTTTTATAGGATTCTTCAGTATAAAAATCATAATTATAATAGATATAATAGATTAAAGAATTTATATTATAATAATAATTAATATAGTTATTATTGAATTCATATTGTTTAGAAACCAAATCACAAGATGTAAATATTTTTTTAATAAGTTTAGTTAAATCTAATGTACATAAATTAATATTGGTATTCGAATAAGTTATATCATTTGATAAATAATAAATATTAGTAAAAATTATAATAGATAAATTATTTATAATGTTTATAATTTCATTAATAATTTTTAATTTAAATTGATTTTGTTGAGAGATATCTGTTTTAATATTATTATCAAACATAAAAATAGTTTTTTTATAACTAAAAATAATAGCATCTTTTAAAGTTAATTCAAATGTATTATGTTCATATGTATTAGTAATATTAATTTGATTAATAAATTCTATAAAATAAATATATCCTTTTTCACATAAATTATATATATCAACCAATGAATCTAAATATAGTAAAGATACATTAAATATATTATGTATAAGTATGAGACCTTTATTATGTAAATTTTTAAGAATAATAGGATTATTATAATTAGTAATATTTTTGAAAAAGAATTGATTATAATTATTAATAGTAAGTAAATATCTAGTTAAAATCTCAACAATACTATCAGTGATTTTCATTTATAATATTATAAAAAGTATAATATTATATAGTTTTATAAAAAAAATAATTTAATATTATCCTAAATCACATGCTTTATTATTATTAGTTACTCCGTCCCATACAATATTACATTTTTTAGACCATGTATATTTATCACATAATACATCTGGTGTATTAGAACCAAATCCAGGAAATGATAAACAATCACTACCTGAACCAGCACTAGTTGCAGCGGCGGCACCTCCTTTACCCTGATTAATTCCTGTATTATTTACACAATTTATTTGATCATCGGTATAGGTAACATCCCAATAATCAGGACAGTCAGATATAATAGGAGGATATGAATCTTCTAAAAAAGATTTAGCTAAAAATATACCCAAAATACATAATGAAATAATTAAAACAACCACGGATATAGTTAATACTGATTTATGAAATGATTCCATTAATATATAATAATAAAATATAATAATAATAATAATAATAATAATAAAATATTATTATATATAAAATAATATATATGAATAATAATGCAAATGGTAGAGTAAATATAATGGGGCCAAATATATCTACTAAATTTTCAATGATGGATAAAATACCATTAACTACAAAAACGGATTATAGTAATGTTTTAACTGGAACATTTGAAAGAACAAATTTATCTGATGCATTTTTTTCTTTAAATAATATTCAAATAATTCAGAATGGATTAAGAAAAGGAGTATATGATAAATCTAATTCGACTATATTAATAGATGAACAACCATTAGATCAAATAGTAACAGTAATGAGAAGTATATATTTTCAACATTCAAAAAATTTAGATAATAATATTCCACAACAAATAAATGAATTAAATAATAATGTTTTAAAATATTGTATTAAATCTGTATATGATGAAGCAGTAGCATATTTAAAATATAAACATGATTGTAGTACAATGCATGTTCCAATGACAGCACCATTATATTCTAGTAAAACTGATAAAACATTAGAAATGAAATCATGGTTTTAATTAACTAGTTTATAAAAATAAAAAATGTATTATTTAGTCTGTGAAAATTATAATTTAAAGAAATTATTATTTTTTTTTATTTTTTTTTAATTCAGATGATTCCTCTTTATCTTCGTTTAGAAATTCATTATAAAGTTTTTTTAAATTATCTAATTCATTAAGCCATAAATCTTGTATTTTAAATTTTTTAATTTTTTCTAACTCTATTTTTTTATCATTGTGTTCTTTCATTAATTTATCTACATTTTCTTGAGATACACTATCCATAGGCATTTTAATAAGATAATTGTAATTATTATTTTCTAAATCTTTATCAAATTTCATAGTTTCTAGTAAATTATTAATTTGTTCTTTAGTTTTTTTTCTGAGATCAATTTTATCATGTAAATTACCTTGAATATATTTTGCTTTATTTGATAAAGTAATTAATTCTTTAGAAAGTAAATCAATAAGATATAATTTTCTTTTATTATAATATTCAAGACGAATACTATAATATTCATCTATGATTTGATAAATAGTATCATATTTTTTTAATTGTTCTTTATGATTAAATAAATGCATATTAGTAGTGCTTTGTGTTGTATATAATTTTAAGTATTTTTCAATTCCTTCAATTCCATAATCATGTTTTTGTATTAAAAGTTTACTAATAACATTTGGATAAAAATGAATTATAAATTCAACATTTGATTCAGTAGACATATCTGAATAATCTTTAATATAATTTTTTTCTTTAGAATTTAACAATGATTCAATAAATTCTTTATAATCTTGAGTCCATGTTCCAATAGGTAATTCAGTGATACGAATTTTATCACCGCCTAAAATTTCATAACATCCTATGATTAAATATTTTTTATTAGTATTATCACAACTAGTAATAGTTCCTTTAAAATTTTTATAATATGGTTCAATTAGTCCCAATTTTTTTTCATTTTTTAACATATTTTGTAAATATCCAATAATTTGAATAGGATTATAACACATAATATCTGTGCTAAACCCGGTTCCAATTCCTTTAGTTCCATTAACAAGAATCATTGGAATAATTGGTGTATAATAAATAGGTTCAACTATATCTCCATCATCTTGTAAATATGTTAAAATTTTATCATCGATTTCAGGAAATATAGCACGAGTAATTTTTGATAAATGTGTAAAAATATACCTTTCAGATGCAGCATCTTTGCCTCCCATAAGACGTGTTCCAAATTGACCTTTAGGTTTAAATAGATTAATATTATTAGTTCCAACAAAATTTTGAGCGAGTCCAATAATTGCTCCATTTAAACTTGCTTCACCATGATGATATCCAGAATGTTCAGAAACATAACCGCTAAATTGTGCAACCTTAATTTCATTATAAAGTTTTTTTTTGAAAGCAGAATATAGAATTTTTCTTAAACTAATTTTAAGACCATCTGTTAAATTAGGAATTGAACGGTCATTATCATATTTAGAGAAATGACGGAAATCATTATGAATAAATTCTTCATATGAAACAGATGTTTTACTAGTATCCAAATAAGCATTTCTATCATATACAGATAACCATTCTTTTCTATCATTTGCTCTTTTTTTATTAAATACCATATCAATTAAATCAGAACATTTTTCAGATGATGTAAAATTAACTATTTTCTTTTTTTGAAAATATTCTTTAAATTCTTTACTAGTGCTAGTACCAAGACCCTTATAATATTTAATAGACCATTTAGTTACATCATTTGTATTTTTCCAATTTTCAAATTCTCCATTATTATAAAATTCAATAATATCTTTACCTTTAGAGGCTTTTAAAATCGGCGTGTTCATATAACCAATAAAATTAGGTATTTGAATTAATGATTTCCATTCACTATCAATCATATTAATACCAAGTCCTTTAATATGACTACCATCTAAATCTTGATCAGTCATAAATAATATTTTACCATATCTAAGTTTATTTTTAATGGATTCATATGTATATTCTTTGCCATGTTCTAGTCCAAGAATTTGTTTAATTTCAGTTATTTCTTTATTATCAGAAATTTTTGATACATTTTCTCCGCGAATATTAAACATTTTACCTTTCATTGGATAAACACCAATAATATTTCTATCTTCTCTTGAAAGTCCAGAAATAATACCGGATTTTGCTGAATCTCCTTCGCACAAAATAATAATACATTCACTTGATTTTGATGTTCCGGCATAATTAGCATCAACTAATTTAGGAATATTACGAATATTTTTTACTTTGGAACCGTCTGTTTTTTTAGCGGCTTTATTTTCTTTAACTTCTGTAATACTACAAGCAGTTGACATAACTCCCATTTTTGCTATTTTTTCAATAAATTTATCAGAAACTTCACATAATGAACCGAAATTACTTACAGCAGTATTAAGATAATCTTTAGTTTGACTATCAAAAGCAGGATTTTCAATAGTACAATTAACAAAAATCATTAATTGTTCTTTAATTGATGCTGGTTTAACATCAATATGTTTTTTGGCTTTAATAAAAGCTGTAATTTTTCTAATAATTTGATTAGTAATATAATCAACATGTTTACCTCCTTTAGAAGTATAAATACCATTAACAAAACTTATTTGTGTAAATTCTTCATTTGGTGCTATACATACTGCATATTCCCATCGTTGATTAGGTTGTTCATAAATTCTTTCAGTTTCACTTTTATTACCAATATATAAATCAATATAATTTAAGAAACTTTTTACTTCAAGTTGTTGGGAGTTATATTTAACTTTAATAGATTTATCAGTAACTGCAGCGATATCATAAATTCTTCGTAACATTAGAGATTTAAAATTATCATCAAATCCTTGTATTTTAAGTCTTTCAAAGTCGGGTTTAAAACTGACAGATGTATATGGTTTATTTTTACATTTAGAAATTTTAGGTTTATCTATAATATTTAAATTATTATGAAATTCTTGGATATATTTTTGACCAGTTTTATGATCAACGGTTTCAATTTTGCCCCATTTGGACCAAATTAAAACTAATTTAAATCCAAAACCATTTTTACCACCAACAATTTTTTTTTCATTTTTATCATAATTTGTAGAAGTTCTAAGATGTCCAAAAATTAATTCAGGAATCCATACATTATATTCTGGGTGGATAGAAACATCAATACCATTACCATCATTATATAAGGTAATTATTCCATCATCATCAATTGTAATATTAATATTTGTAACAGGATAATTTTTATCTTGTGGATTAGAATCTACTAATTGTTGCATTCTAATAGTATGATCTCTACAATTAACAATTCCTTCATCAAAAAGTTTATATAAACCAGGAATATAATTAATAGATTTTTCAATAATTTTTTTTTTGTCGGGATCATAGATATATGTACTAGAATTTATATTTTCAATTGAACCAATGTAAGTATCTGGATTATCTAATACATGTTGTTTATCAGATTTTTTTTGATATTTTTTAGCAATATCACTTGCATTACTAGGCATATAAATGTATTTGTTAGTAAATTTTTAATATATTTTTATATCAATTTTAGTAAAAATATAAAATTTATATTTTTAAATTGTATATTTATAATAGACTATAATATAAATGAGTAATATATGTTTTAAATTGAATAATACAATTGATATATCTAATAATTTTTATTTATTTAATAATGATAATTCAATTCTAGGTGATTTATCAGGAACTTATGGGTTATATAAAACAGAAGAAAATATAATATACACAATAAAAAATATACCAAAAACTCATCCAATTGGTTTTTATGATGCTTCTGGCGTTACAGAAATAGTCGATATATCAAATTTAATAGAATACAATATATCATATGAAGAACCAATAATTATTTATGTATCAAAAGGTAGTGATTTAAGTTTTAATAATGGTGATTATTATAGATTTTATGATGTAAGTTATAAAATACTTAATATTTCAGGTTCAACTGTCCCAAGTAGAATAAGTGATAGTAAGGATAATTTTTATTTTATGCGGTCAATGAAATATACTTTTATTGCTATTGAAGATTTTTGTAGTAATCATCCATTTGCATTAAGTGGCGAAGCATTAAATGGATTAAATTATGATGACTTTAGTTTACAAAAAATAAATGATAGTTTTGATATAACTATACCAAAAGATACTGATAATAAATCAAATATAATATATTATTTAGATGATAGACAAAATGATATATCTAATCAATTAAGTATTTTAGTAGATCCAAGTAATATATCATATTACTATGGTGATATTAGTTTTTCAATAAAAGAAAAATATGAGCAAATATATGATGCTTCAAAAATATCTATAAAATCATTTAAACTTGATGAAATAAATCAAGTTAATAATGTAAATTTATTTGTATATGATACTACATGTGATTATATATTAAAAGAAAACACCCAGTATTTAGATATTTTATACAATCAAGGAAAAGAATGTTTAAATATTGTTTCTGAGGCTAAATTAGATACTTCGGATAATAATATATCATATTATGAATTTAATTTAAAAAATCATGGTAGAGATGAATTTAATTCTAAAGAATTATTATATAATTTAAATTATGGTCTCTATGATGGTTCATATACTATTATTAATGTAGATTCAAATTATCCATTTACAATAATAAATAATGATATTAGTAATGCCATAAAAATAGACGAAATAAATACAACAGGAATACTTCATAAATCTGATCCAAAAATAAATACATTAGGTGAACCATTAAATACTTATAATTATTATTATGATACTGTTAGAATTTTAATAGATAATTCAAGAGGAACATTAATTCAAAATCAAATTATACCTATACATATTTTAGATTTAAATTTAAATAGAAGTTATGAACCGTCAAATAATTTTTTTTATACTGCATTTTGTGTAGATTCTGACGATGTTAATAATATTCAATATAGAGATTTATCATTTGTATTATTTAATCAAAAAGATATTCCTTTTACTAGTGATTATGTAAATAATATAGATAATATATATTATCTAAATTTATATCAAGAATATACTGAACCAAGCACACCATATGCATTAGTCGATAGATATAATCATGATATATCAAATTTAATAATTTCAACAAAACCAGTTGAAACAATTTTATCAGATGGAACAATATTACCAAATACACATCAAATAAATTATGATTTATCCTATTTTATAATTACATATACAGGCACAGATTATGAAAAACAAAGTGTAAGTTTAAATAGATTAGTAGAAATTAGAAGAGGACCATTTATAGAAGTAGTTGATAATTATGAAATATTTAATAATTCAAATCCATTTACAAATACAATAGATATTCCTACAAATACAATAAGTTCTTCTTATAATTTTTTTCAAAATTTAGATGTATTTGTTTACGATATTTATGCAAATAAAATAAATTTACCATTTGAAATAAGTGTTACCGGCGAGTATTATCTATCAAATAGTATATATCAGGACCCTTATATACAAAATTATAATAGAGAAATATTAAAATATAATAATATAGATGTACTAGGAGATACTGCTAATAATTTACCGTTAAAATTTAATAATGATGATTCAAACTTTTTAAAAAATTATTATCTATCAAAAAATATCCAATTTAATTATACTTCCGATACTACTTTTAAAATAGATGAACTTGGTTTCAGAATTTTTAATATAAATACTATAAATATTAATGTTACATTAGACAATCCTTTATTAGATATTGCTAATTTATTTCATTTTAATGAAATTCAAGGAAATATACTTTCATATAAAGATTTTGTAATTAATCCAGAACATACAAAAATAACATCATTATATTTAGATGGTGATAATGTATATATAAATAATATAAATAATTCATTAAGTAGAATTGATATAAGTCAAAATTATAATGATTTTGGTACTAATTATAATTTATTAAGTAATGTAGAAATAGATAATCATACTTTTACTATTACAATAACAGATATAAATAATTCTAATAATAATTTTGTAATTGATGGTACTTTTAATGAAATTGACTTTTTTAATTTAAATAATATAGATGCTAGATATATTGGTAATTATCAACTTAAATTAGATATTAAAGGCTTAAGTGATGAGGATTTTATATTTAATGATATTAAAGATAAACTGGATGTTGCAAGTTTATTATTAAATTATTCTAGAACATTTAATATAAATGTAATAGATAATCAAGGTGAAAATGGTGCTGAATTAAATTTTGTAAATACAAATGTAATTAATCCACCACCAAATCCATTATTATATGAATTTAAATATTCAGTTGATTTCAGTTTTAATATTTTTACTGATATATCTTTTTTTAAAAAAACAGATACATTTTTTGAAAATACAAATACACCATTATTAGAATTTTCAGATAATTCAATATATGATGGAAGTTTAACATATGATATTTATCCAGGAAATAATATAGTACAAACATATGATAATGGTTATTACATTCATGCGGATGATCAATTATTAGATGCTGAAGCAGTTATAAAATATACTGCATATGATTTATGTGGTAATAAAACAAATGATGTAAGTTTAAATATAATATTTTCAAACATACCTATAATTTCTTTAATTGGTTTTCGCGTTGAACAAGTTCCAGTTAATTATTCATATAATGAACCTGGTATAATAATAAAAAATAGCTTGGGCAATATAACATATATTCCATCAAATGAACCTTTTACAGAAAGTTCATCTAGTAATACAATAAATAATCCAACTGGATATGATATTTCATGGAGTTTAAATTTAGATATTACTACATTAGGCATATATGAATTAATTTATGAAGTAACTAAGACAGGTTTATCAGAATATAATAGTATTAAAAGAATTATAGAGGTAGTTGATATACAATTTCCATTTTTTAGATTTCCAAAGTTAAGTACAATAACTGAATATAAAGGTTATATTGATGGTTCAAATGATCATGATTTTGTAGCAATAAAAGATAATTTATATGATAATACATATACTAATCAATTTAATATCGATTTAAGTTTAACTGTATATTCTTCATTAGATGAATTAACATATATAATTAATCAATTTGAAATAGATGATAATTATTTTAAAGGCGATGAATTAACTTCAACAATTACATTATCTATAGATGGAGAAGGTGAGATATCATTTGATGAAACAGGATTAAAGAATGTATTTTCAAACAATAATGGTTATTTGAATTCAGATAATTCTTTTAATAAGGTAACAATTGGTATAAATAAATTAGTTCCATTAGAATTTAATTATAAAGTAAAAGATAAAAATGATAATTCATTCAATATTACTAGAATAGTAGATATTGTAGATGTAGATAAACCATTAATAGATTTTTCTTTCAATAATAAAAAAGACACAGATATAGATTTTGCAAAATTTTCACCAGATTATAAAGATTTTTCATATCAAGCATTAAATTATTTAAAAAATACAAATACAGATTTAATATTACGCGAATTAAGTTCTATTATTTTTGATTTTAGTTTATCAGATAATTACTCAGTGGTTAATTCTAATTATATAATTACAATTTCAGGTGTAACAATTAATCATAGACAGGAAAATATTAAAACAATAGAAGATATATCTAATAATATAATATCATTAAGTTTATTTTCACAAATTGATACATCATTAATTATAATTTATGAAATTTCAGATAATCAATATAATTATAATCAAATAAATAGAAAAGTAGATATTATTAATACTGTTAAACCAGCAATTAATTTTATTAATAAATTTGATTATGATGATAGAATTTATATAGATTTTGGAGATAATAAATATGATATTAAAGAAGATTTTACCTTATTTCATTCAAGAATTAATATGAATGATGTAACATTTGATTTAAGTTATATTTTGCCACCAAATATAACATCTTTAAGTGGAGAATATAAATATGATCCAAGTGCATTATTTTATTCAGTTAGTGGTGATATTTCATCTGTTCATTATGATGTTGGTTTTTATGCAATTACAACAGATAAAATTATAGATACTAGTTCAGAATTATTAAATATTAAATTAATTGTAACAAATAGCGGTCCATTTTTTAATGAGATACCATATATAGATATTGAAGGAGTTCAAAGCCCTAATATAATACATGAAGCGACTGAGTTTTTTAATGATGCATCATTTTTATTTGGTGTAAATGCTATAAGTGAATATGATAAATTTTATTATACAAATTATTTGCCAGATATTTCATATCTATCAACAAATTTTTATATTACACATGAGAGTTCATTTAATGTATATAATCCACACTTAGGAACATATAAGAGTGTATATACCGTTACAGATAAAAATAATCAAACTGAAAAATTAACTAGATATATTTATGTAAATGATACTACTCCTCCAATAATATCATTATCTAATGATGTTATAAATATTAATCAATTTGAAGAATTAGTTATGCCTAATGCATTTTTTAATGACTTAGGTTCTTATTTATCAACAATAAATATAATTTTGAATAATTCAAGGAATACATTTTCAAAAGATATATCATATTTAACTTTTAATACAAGGAAAGATACTTCTATACCTATAGTATATTCATATAATTTTTCTTCATCTGAATTATTATTAACATCTAATGATACAAGTAATTCCTCAATAAATTATGAACTAATATATGAAGCATCTGATAGATTTAATAATTCAGGAACAAAAAAATTAACTATTAATATAATTAAAACTACTGATTTTGTAATAAAACCCAAACTTAGTATAAGTGGATACAAATATGATTTAGATTTAAATTTTAATAATAATTTTATAAATTTAATAAAGGATGAAACAAATAATTTGGAATCTATATTTAATCAAGATGATATACAATATGATGCTGATAATAAAATAATAAAATACGAAGTTAAAAAATCACCTTATTTTAATTTATTAGAATTTGACATACATACTAGATATCTAGATTATGTTATACCCGATTATAATAATACAATTATAGATAATATAATAAGTAATTTGACTGGAAATTATAGAATAGTGTTTCAAAGTTTTAATGATTCTAATTTTGAATCAGCAATTGAAGAAATAATATTTAATATAGTTGATACTACTCCTCCAAAATTATCATTTACTTTAGTTCCTGGATATGAAAATATGTCAGATATAAGATTGCCAGTAATATCAGATAAAACTTATGCAACATTAAAAACTAATATATTTTATTTGGAAAACAACAATTTATATCATCCTTACTATTTTGGTAAAGATTTAAATAATAATATTATATTTAATATACCAGGTATAGATATTGATGATGTTACGGGTGGTAAAACAGAATCACTATTTAATGAAACATTATCTTCTGATTTTGATAATAAATTATCATTATATATAAGTTATCTTAAATTTCTTCCAAGTGGTAATTATGATATTAATCAAGGTATAACTTTTAATTTATCTCAAATACATCAAACTAGTCAATATATAACAGTAAATCCAAATTTACTAGATAGCGCGATTAATATTACTATTGATAATGCTAATGTAGGTTTAGTACAAGATACACAATTATTAGGGATAGTAGGTAATATACAACTAGATCAAGCGGGTTCAAATAGTGGTGTAATATCTACGGTTAGTAGTTCAAATAATGGAGGAGTAAGTGATCCTGGTTATTCGGCATATATAAAATTTATATATATAGATGGAACTGTTCATATATTTAGACATCGCGGGAATGGGTTTAGACAATTTTATAATTCAAATACTTCATCATGGAGTAATATATTTGGATTAGGTGATCATAGTACAGAAATAATGTCTTATACTGGAAACACAACAAAAAATTATCTTATTGAATGTACAAAAGTAATAGGTGTAAGTACCTGGAAATTTAATGCATTAGATGGTGGTATAAGTCAAATAGAATTATTTGAAAATACAGATTCAAATTCAAATGGAATGTTAGGAGTAGAAATAAATGAAACACCTATATTTGATATATCAAATAGTTATTTATTATTTAACGAAGGTAAATATATTCAAAATTATAAAGTATTTGATTCTTATGGTAATGTTTCAGATATATCTAGAAATATAACAGTTGAAAGATTAGAACCTTTTATAAACTTAAATTATACCATAGATGCTAATAGAAATATATATTTAAAAACATATCATAAAGTATTTAGTGCTTATTTAGATATTTTAGGTAGATCATATGATTATTATTTGGGAGAGTTTGTAGGAAATTCAATTAATACAATTAAATCATTAAATCAAGATATTTTAGGAGTTCAAACGATTAAATATGATTTAAAAAATTATCCTAATACATTAGCAGAGAGAGATGTGCATGTAGTATATATAGATTGTTTACCTTTAAAAACAATTGGATTTGAAAATTTAATAACAAAAGGAATACACTATAAACGAGGTCTATATACTGATAAATATATCATTAATATAAAAAATGAATCAGAAGCATTTAGAATATTTGGATATAATTATGATTATAATTATAATATTGATATAACCGATTTAATAAGTATAGTGAGTGAGAATGTTGTAAATTATGGAGGATATGAATATTATTGGGGCGAGATAGAATTAACTGTACATGATAATTTTAATAGAGCAAGTATAGAATATTTAGATGAAAATTTAAATAAAATAGTAGTAGAAGATATATTTATATATACTGATGAATGTTTTCAAATTTTAATAAATCAGATACTTTATAAACCATTACCAACAAATTCATTTAGAGTAGATGTTTCAGGATATAATGTAGAAGATATAGAGTATCAATATTTTACATTATCAGGTGAATTATATCCATCATTAGAAGATGTAAATAGATATACAATAACAGATGTATCTAGAGCAAATATACATTTAGCAATGGGCAGATATAGTTTTATTCAAGACACTGAAAAAAATTTTTATAATAGAATTAAATTTTCATTAACTGAAGATGGAACACATAATGGCGGGATAGAATATACAAAGGGCGTAGTTGAATATAGTTTACCTGGATTAGAAGGAGGACGTACCGATTTAATTATTTCAACAACAACACCATCACCATTATATTATTATTCTGAACATTTTCCAAATATGGGAGGTAAAATAGAAACTAGAAATAATTTAGTAATAAGTTCTGGTAATATATATGTAAATGATAATGTTTTAAGTGTTGAAAATTCATCAGTATTAAGAAATTTTAATACAGAAGAAGAATTATTAAATAAAATAGTTTTATCTCAAAAATTTAATTTAATAGGTATAAATGGTAATACTGAAAATCGAAATAATGTGAATATAAATTGTATTACACAGCAAAATATAAATCATAATATTTTAACAAATAAAAGTAAAAATTTATTAATATTTAAAAAATATCAAAGTTCACCCAATTATGATCCAGTAAATGAAGGGATAGTTTCATATGTACCAAGTTATGATGAAAATAATGAGCATGCAAATATTTCTAATGTAAATTTAAAACATGATATAAGTAATCATTATTTATTTGACTTTAATGTAAATCAATATCAATCTTATGTATTACAATATGATTATAGATTAGATACTGCTGTTAATTTATTAGCAAATTTATCAATAAATACATTAATAGAAGAAATCGCAGTAGCAGTTGGTATAGGAGATGAACATACATTAGCATATTCATTAAATAATGGAATAACATGGACAGGAATAGGTAAAAATTTATTAGATATAAACGGTCAGGATGTAGCATTTAATGGAAGTACAAGATTTGTAGCGGTAGGTGATGGTAATATACATAAAATTATATATTCTGATAATGGAATAGAATGGTTTCCATCAATAGATTCAAAATTAATATTTGATGAATATGCCAAAGCAGTAGTTTATGATAATTCAAATTCTTATTGGTTAGTTGGTGGAAAAGGATCTGTAAATACAATGGCTTATTCAATTGATTCAGTAGAATGGATTGGATTAGGTAAAAGCATATTTGAAAATAAAATAAATGGATTTTCAAAACATCATAATGATAAATTTATATTAGCATTAGGTAATGGTGGAAATACAAATAATTCTATAGCATATTCTAGTAATGGATTAAATTGGTTTGGCGGAACTTCAAATAATATAAGAAATACAAAATCAATATTTTCTATTGAAGGAAATAATGCAATATATTATGATAAAAATAATATATGGATAGCGGTAGGAGAAGGAGAAGATAATAGTATAGCATATTCATATGATGGTATAGAATGGAATGGTTTAGGAAAAGCAAGAATATTAAAAGGAAATGATATAGATGCAAATGATAAAATGATAGTTATAGTAGGTAAACAATACGAGACTATAAATTTTTCATCTATTATATATTCATATAATGGATTCCAGTGGTTTGATAGCGAAAGTTCAATATTTAGTGAATGTAATTCAGTTGTTTGGACTGGCACAGTATGGATTGCTACTGGATTAGGTAATACTGGAAAAATTGCATTATCTAATAATGGTATAATATGGTCATCAATAGATAATACAATAAATATATTTTCAAATATGGGTCTAGGAATTGATGGTAATGTTAAAAAAAAATTAATACGAGATTCAGATGATATATTATATGAAATGAGTATATTAGATTTATTTAATCCAAATTCAGAAATAAATAATTATAGTCATTTTTTTAGAAGAAATGATTTACTAACAGTTAATTTTATTAAAAGTAATTTTATAAGTAAAATAAATGAATTAAGATATACAAATCATGTTTCATTAATAGATAATAATGATATATTTCATTATTTTCTAGATAAATATTTAACTTCGGATAGAATAATATTTAGTCATATACTTGATAATTGGATAACATTTAATTTACAAACATATTTAGATATAGATAATATTAATATAAATAAAAATGTTTTAGATAAGTTATATAAACATAATACGAATTATGAAATAGATAATAATAATTTATTATTTAATGAATACATAGTTAATATATGGAGTGATATATGTGGAAATTTACCAGAAATTATTAAATCACCCGAAGAAAGTATATTATTACATAAAAGTTTAATCGAATTAAATGAATATTTATTAGATTCACAAAATAGTAATAATTTATTGTATAAATTATATGATGATGTATTAAATACTGACGGGGAAGCAGAAGTAGAATATCAACTAAAAGAAAAAGTATTTTTATCAGTTAGAGATAATAATATGAAAAGTTATGATTATAATCAATATATTGGAATAACTTCACAAAATATTCATCATAATATGTATATAGATGAAAATCATGTATTAATTTTTCATAAATATCAAAATTTAACAAATAATTTTAAAATAAATGAACCAGAATTAACATTAGAAGAAACACTAAGTGATTTTTCCAATAATAAAAAATATTTATTAGAGTTATCATCAAATGATATATATGGTTGCTTTACAAATAGTAAAAATAATATATATGAAAATTCAAATAAAAAAAATGAAGTTATTATACAAAATCCATTAAAATATAAATCATTTATAGCATATTTTTTTATGAATGAAATATCACTTGAAGATGAAAATTTAAGTAAATTTGATATTAGACCAATATCATTAAACAGGATAGATTATAATAAGTATCCATATTCATATGATTATAATTTACAAAAATTACATAGTCATAGTTATGTAATTGATTTAAATGATTATTTTGATAGATATATTTATGATAATCCAGATTTAGAAGTTCCGGCTAATATGTATAATAAAAGTTTATTATCGTATACGATATATGATATAAGTTATATAAATAATTTTAATATTTTTGATATTAAATCAAATCAAAATATAATATATGATAAAACAAAGATAGAAGTATTAAATTTAATACAAGATTTATTAATAATAATAAATTATAAGATAGATTATTTACAAGATATAATATATAGTAATTTACTAATAAAAAAAATACCATATAGATATGTATTAACTGATTATGAATTAACAAATACTGTAAATGTACAAAATATGAATATTTTATATAATAGTATAAATATAATATCAACAAATTATCAATTAACTTTATTAAATAATACAATAAATGGATTATTTTCTAATAATTTTTATAATTTTAATCAATTAACAAAAAAATTTATAAGACTGGAGGAAATTATAATGTATTATCAAAACATAAATATAGATGAAAATATAGATAAATATAAAAATATTAATAATTTTAATAATGTAGATCAATTATTAACTGATGTTGAATTATTAAATAGTAATATAGAAAATATTATAAATAATAACATATATTTTACTTTAAATAGCAATAATATAGAAAATATTATTCTATCACAAGAAAAATATTTATTTTATAATAGTTATTATCAATTTGATATATTATATAGATTATTAAAAAATTATAGAGAGATGATAGATAAATATAATAATATAATATTTGAATTAAATACACGTCATATCAATGATGGAATATTTTCAAATGTAAATATAATAGATAATACTTATAATAATTTACATGATATTAATAATGTTAAAGAATTTACATCAAAATTATTTAATAATTATGTAACTTTAGATGATGTATTAAAAAATCAAATTTCATATTCGAATATTTATATTGAAACTGAAGGTGGAACAAACAATATTCCAAATACAAATTTTTCATATACATATAATCAATTAAATATTAATATAGTTGATTTTAGTAATTCAACAAATAATATAATAGATAATTATAATTATCTTGTAAATGGTATAAGAAAAAATTATAACTTTGAAAATAAAGAGAGGGTGTATGATGGTATAAATTATCTTATGAGCGGTAGTAAATTATTAATCAATAGTTTTAAATCAAATAATATATTAATTAAATTTGATATAAGATATAATAGTTATTTATATCCAGATAAATATGTTGATACAGTAGTATTAGATTTAGCAATACCTGATTATATTCCGCCAACATTAATATTTAATAATCCAAATATATTAATTTCACAAAAAATGTCAACAATATTAGATAATAATATAGATAATTTATTAAAAATATTAATAGATGATATTTCATTTATTGAAATAAATCAAATAATAGAAGAAGATAATAAATATGATATGTGTTATAATTTTACAAATATTTTTTATCATGATATACAGTTTAATGCATTTGTAAATTCTAATATAATAAATAATGTATATTCAACAATTGAAATAGATATAAGAAATATGTATAATGAAAATACTAATTTTCCTACTGTAATCTCTCCTATAGATATTTATTATACTGTTATCGATAATGCAAATAATAGAAATACAATAACTAGAACAATTAATGTTGAAAGAGCATTTGAATATCCTGAATTTTTTATAAATAATCAATTATATGGTGATTATATATTATCATTAAATGGAGTTAATTGGAGTTTTATAATTGAGAAGGATACAATTTTAACTAATGAAATGTTATTATTAAATATAAAAGCAATTGATTCAGCCGCGGGTGGTTTACGTTTACCTATAGAAGTTAATAATATAATAGAAAATACTAATACTGCAGGTATTTATGAAAATGCAATTACATATACAGCAGTTAGTAGTAAGGGGGTAGGAATAAAGACTGTTATAACAAGAGATTTAATTATAACTAGTGATAATGTAGAATTAGAAGAAGAAAATAATGATAATGAAGAACAAGTATATGATCCTTGTCCATGCCCAGTATATTATAAACCCATTCAACATAATTATAAATTAGGTTCAAATGCATCAAACGTAATGAGATTATCTAAAATAATTATGCGAAGATATTAATATAATTATTAATAAATATAAAAATTATATTAATTACTCATTTGTTTAATAGTTCCATTAAATTGATCAATTGCTATATGTTTTATATCTTTATTAGATGAAATATAGAAATTAAATCCGGAACGATCAGAAATATTCTGATTTAAATTAATATTAGCTAAAGGGCCTATATAATTAATAGATGTATTTGCATAATTATAACTATTATCAAATGCAAGAACAGTATTATTTAAGTGGGCAAAAGAATTATCAATACTATCTTGTATTTTATGAAATGTATTCATATGAGGATATAAACCAAACGTATAGACATTAGGTTCTACATCTCCCGGGTCTCTATTTAAATATTTAATTCCAATAGTTGCATGTATTTCAAACAATTCATTGGCTTCCCTATTTTTTATTTCAATAGTTTTACTATTATTAGAAATATCTATTTTATTACCAAAAGCGCTATCAAAAGTTATAGGTATATATTTAAAATTAGGAAAATTATCTTTGTCTAAAATTAAATTATGTGAATTATCTCTATCAATTTCAAATCTTTTCATATGTATATCGTATGAAATATCATTACCCGAAATATCTCTTCTTAAACTCATAGTTGCATAATTAATATTAAATAAAATATTATTCCATCGACTAGTTGGTTTTGTATTATATATTTTTAACATATTAAATTCATTATCGAAAGTTATAGTTCCGGGTTTATGATTAGTTGAATCAAATTCTATTTTATGTTCTGGTAATATAAGTGTTCCATTAGATAAATCGGTAACACCAGAATTATCTAAATAATCTGTTATAATAATTTTAGAAATATCTAAAGTATGTGCAATTAAATTATTAAATACAGCACTTGTGGGGGAATTTACATCACCAAAAACTCCATTATTAATGATAGTACTTCCATTGGATGTTATAGTAGTTGCGTTAATACTATTACCAGATAATTCATTAAATTCTATTTTATTAGCACTTATTTCAGATATTATAGCAATAGTATCAACATTTAAGTTATTTAAAGATGCATCTCCATCAATTTTTATATGATTGAAACTAGATTCATTTAATGCGAAAAATTTATTTTTAACAAATAAATTTTGAGTAGATATATCAGACGCAGTTAATGTATTTACTGATAAATCAAGTATTTGACATTCTATCATATCACCATTAATAGCATCAATCTTCTCTAATCTTGCTTGTGGAAATACAATTTCGTCCGCTATAAGTTTTTTAGTTTTAATTAACTCATTACAACTTATTTCAGATAAAATATATAAATTACTAGCACTAACATCATCTATTATACCTATATCAGTTGTTTTTATTTGTTGAGTTTTAATATTAATACTGCTAACATCATTTGTATATAAATCACCTACTTTAACTAAATTACCAGATATAGTATTAAATGTTAAAAAATTAACATCCATTTCGCCTACAGTAAAAAGTTTAGTGTCAATTTTATTAGATGATATTTCATTAATTTTTGCTAAATTATGAATATGTAAATCATGAACACGAACAGCATTGTTACTAGTATCACCTGAAATATCTATAGAATATACAGGTGTTTTTCTATTAATTCCAATTCTATTTAAACTAGTATCTATACAAACTACATTTTCACTATTAATAAAACTAAAAGAATTAAAATTAGTAGAAGTTTTTTTTATATTAGCAACTATTTGATTGGTAATAGAAGACATTACTATATTAAATAAAAGAATATATTATTTAATATAAAAATTAAACAAAATTATAATTTATGATTAGATTATTTTATGTTGGTTGATATAATTCCTGTGCAATTATTATATTAGAATTTCCATGATTATGTCCTAGTATTCCAACACTAGTATTATTATTGTTATTAATATTATCTGCTATTAAAAATTCTAAAGAATAAGTAATAGAAGAATTATATTGAGTAGTATCAATATATAATCCATTATATATACCCCTATTAGTAACACCAGTAATCGTTCCTAAACTTAAATCGGCGAATATAATTTCATCTAGATTATTTTTAACTCTAAAAGATATAGTTCCATCATTATCATTAGAACAAATATAATTTATTTTAAAATCTAATTTAATATAACTATTATGAGATAGAGGATTTATAGTAACACTATAACCATAGGTACTTAGGTTATGCCAAACACCATATATATTAGTTAAATCACTTAATAATTGGTTACCTTTTACAATTGAAAATGTACTATAAGAAACAGGTATTTTAACATAACTAGAATCAGTTAATAAATGATTAGATAAAGTGGTTATTCCTGAAACATTAAGATTATTATTTAAACTAGCATCATTATTAATTTCAACTTTATTAAGGGTAGTTATTCCATCAACATTAAGATTATTATTTAAACTAGCATCATTATTAATTTCAACATTGTTTAAAGTTGTATTTTCATATAAATTATAAGTAGTTTGAAATACATATTTAGGATCAGTATAATAAATTCTTCCATTATTATCAGTAATTAATAATTTACCTAAGTATTCAGACCAAGAAACACTAGAGGCTGATTTGGGTAAATCAATTGATATATCCCAATATATTCCATCTAAACTAGATATTAGATGTCCATGTGGATTTTTTTTACCTACAGCAACAAATCTATGTAAATCAGGAATCCAAATAATTTTATTATATTTATTAACACTTTGTATATTGCCACTATAATCCCAATTTAAAGTTCCATTTTTAAAAAAGGCAGTTGCATAGAAACCATTTTCACCTACGGCAACTATTCTGGATAGTTCTGAAGACCATGCAACTGAATAAAATATAATATCAAAATCTGCTATGATAGAATTACTAATATCCCAATTAATTCCATTAGTTGAAGACATATAAAATCCATTTAAATTAATATTATTATTTGATAAGTAAGAACCAACACCTAGAAATCTTTGAAGTTCTGGAATCCAAATAACTGAAAATAATTTTTCAATACTAGGATATGTAATATTATTAGACCAATTAATAGCATCTATACTAGTTGCAATAAAATTAGTAGAATTATTATTTATACCAACTATTACATAAATTCCTAATTGTGGAGACCAAACTATAGAATTAAAAGTATTAATATTTTGTAAGATAAAATTAGAATCAATATTAGTTGAATTATTAGAAATAGCAATATAGCCATTATCACCAATAATTACAAATTTATTTTGTTCTTTAACCCAAATGATATCATTTAATTTATTATTTGATATAGAACCTGATATATCCCAATAAATTCCATCAATGCTACTAGCATAATAACCATTTAATCCTATTACCATAATTTTGCGCAATTCTTTAGAATTAACAATATTTGTAGTATTAGTTGCAGTTAATTCATAATATATATTTTTAGAATTAATAATTAAATTTTTAGTAGTTTGTTCATCTTGTTTGGGTTGAAAATGTTTAGCGAGTCCATAATTACCATTATATTCAATATAACTTAAATCTATATTAATTTCTTGATAGACAGGAGTTTTTAAATATGTATTACCATTTACATATAAGTTATTTAATGAAATATCACCATATAAATCTAAATGATTACCAGTAATTTGATTAGTAAAATGCATATTTCCACTTATATTAAGAATTCCACTAACATCTACTTCTCTTAATTGACCTTTATGACCAATTTTCCATATTCTATTAGGATTAAAAAATTCTATAGGATTAGAACTAGAAATTGAATAACTCATTATATATTATAAATTATTTTATAATAAATAATAGATAAAATAAAGAAAATATTAAATATATGTGCTAAATTCAGCAGCACTAATTAAATTACCCGATAAGGTTTGTATAATTTTAGGTTTTAATGTATTATCTAAATCGGCATAATTAAAATCATTACCTAAATCATCAGTTTGTATTTTGGCTTTTAAATAAAAATTTATGGTATCATTTGCAGAATGTGAAATATCTATAACCATAGTTTTACTAAATACACCATAAATAAAATTAGTATTTTGATCACCAAGAATATATTCTCCGATTACTTTTTCGTTAGAATTTATACCTAAATCATTTATTGTAGTATAATAAAATAAACCTATTTTAAGAAAAGTATTATAATAGGTAGATGTTAGATAATTAAAAGTAACTGAAAATTGAAAATATCCATTAGAATTTTTTGTAATTAATGATAATGATATATCATTAATAATTTCATATGTAATATCATTTATAATTTGATCAGATATATCTTGTTTATAAATATCTTTATCAATTAATTGTATAACTTTAAAAGTGTTACCTGTAGTATCACCTATAGATAAATTATTATTAATATTTAATTGATTAGTTGTTAATTTACCAGTAACTCTAACATCGTCAAAAAAAGCATCTCTATTTTCTGATAATATTTTATAAATTAAATCAGTTGTAGATAAACTAACATCAATTATTTCATTTAGTATAACATCAGGAACAATAGTACTATTTCTAATTATTCCAACAGCTTGTTTATTATTAAGATTTGATATAATATTTCCTTGTGCGTATGAAGTAGCAGACATACTTTATTATAATATTATTTAATAAAAATATAAATTAAATATTAATTAATAATATTTATAATCTTTCAATGGATAAAAATATAATAGATAAAATTGATAAATTATATCAAACAAAAAATATTCCAAATATAATATTTCATGGTAGAAATTTAACGGGAAAAAAAACTATATTAGAATATTTAATTAACATAGTATATAAAACTAGTGAAAATATTAATAAATATGTATTAATTATTAATTGTGCACATGGCAAAGGTAATATAAAATTTATAAGAGAGAATTTAAAACATTTTGCAAATACAATAATAAATAATAATAATAATAATTATTTGTTTAAATCAATAATATTACTAAATGCAGATAAATTAACAATTGATGCACAATCGGCATTAAGAAGATGTATTGAAATTTATAATCATAGCACTAGATTTTTTATTATTGTTGATGATAAATTTAAAATATTAAAACCTATATTATCTAGATTTAGTGAAATTTATTGTAATAAAAAAATGAATGTATATATTGAAGAAAAAAAATCAAATGATTTTTTTATAAAAAAATTTTATTATTTAAATAAATTTTTACCTACATATAATTATATTAATAATTTATCAAATGAGAAAAAATATCTAAATATATTAGATTTAACACATAAATTATATAATAATGGATTTACAGGAAATATAATACTTTATTATATAAAAAATAAATTACCAGATAATAAAGAAAAATATAAATTTATATTTACATTAGATATTTATAAAAAAGAAATAAGAAATGAACCATTAATAATTATGTTTTGCTTAAATTATATATTTTTTCGTAATAATATACATTTAGAAAATATTGGTTTTATTTAAAACAATGGATGATTATAATATTACTACTATAACTGAATCTAAAAATGAATGGTGTGCAAGACTAGTAAATATGTTAACGCCATGTATAATAGAAGGTATCAAATCAATATTTGAAGAGTCTTTTAAAATGTGTATAGATAACGACGAAGAAGAAAAATATTTGATGACATTTCAAAATTTATTAAATAATATACCTAAATGGAGTTCAGAGACTGTAAATATTGAAAAAGAAAGAATACTAAATTCTAGTTGTTGTAATTATTTAGATGATTTACTTACATGTGTTCATATTACACTATTAAAATCATTAACATCATCTAGAGTAGGATTAAAACAAAAAAAACTAAATATTGATATACCAAATTTAAATAGTTTTATACATAAAACTTATATAAATGTTGCTAGAAAAATATATGTAAATGTTTATTTATATGAGAAAGATATTATGCCTTTACAAATACAAAAAAATAATAGAGAATTAGAAATAATAGTTAAAGAATGTATATTAAATACTATAAGAGAAAATATACCAGTTGAAAATATATTAAAAATTTATTTAGATGAAACATTAGAAACAGATGTAGAAATAGAAGAAACAAAAGAATTAATTGAAGATACTGAAATGATAAAAAAACTAGAGAAAGATAAAAAAGAAAAAGAATTAGAAAAAGCAAAACAAGAAATAAAAGAAAAACTGGAATTAGAAAATAAAAAAAATATGACTGAAGCTATAAAAAATGCAAATAAATCATTAAATGATGATATAATAAATCCTGCCAATAGTAAATCTGATATAACAAATGATATTGAATTAGAATCAAATATTGATTACACTACAGATAATGAGAATTTAACTATAGATCCTAAAGAAGAATCTAAACATGATAGTCCTTTAGAATTAGATATTAAAACATTAGATACTGATCCTGATGAATTAGATTTAAATTCATTAAATATTGGTTCGGGAGATGATTCTTTAAACTTAGATATTATGGAATTAAAATAAGTAATTAATTCGTTAAGTTGATACTAATTCATTTATAATAGTAAAGTATAAATGAATCAAATATTGACAGCATCAATTATTTCTGTAATTTATTTTGTTTTAAAATTTATAGAAATGAGGTTTATATTAAAAGAAAATAAACCATTAAAAGATTTATTTAAAGATACTACTCTGGTTTTTATATCAGCTATATTATGTTTATTAATTTTAGAACAATTTAATTTAAATGAAATTATTGGAAATATAAAAAATGCACCTTCTGTATTTGTTAGTAAGCCTGATTTTTAAAATGTATTTTTATATGGGATGACTTATACATACTATAATAATTTAATGTATTAAATATAAAGTAAGTTGTCTTTCTCTCATAAATATTTATTTATAATCTCAAATAAATATTTATATTAATACTGGTAAACTATCTATATTAAAAATTGCTGTTTGATTATTTATTTTTTTTTTAGGAATTGTATATTTTTCAAAAATAGATTTTTGAATAATATTTTTAGGTATATGATTATGAACAGTTCTAGCAATCATTTTATATAATTTAAAATCAGGATATCTTTCAGATCCATTATTTTTATATAATATATTTTTATTACTATCATCATAAATCCAATCAATAATAATTTTTTTAATAGGAGATCGTATTTTATCTACGTCTTCTAAATCTTCAATAAAATAATCAAATAAAGAACATCCTAAACGACACAAATCAAAACTATAATTTGGATCTAATCTTGGTTTAGTATCATTGAAATATGGTTCAGTATTATATTGTGTATGTGCATCACCATCATATGCGTAACTATCACTACATATTATATTACCTTTAAATTTATAAATTGCTCTACCAAAATCTATAATTTTATAAATTTTTCCAAATGTTGGAATTTTATAATGTTTATTATCATATTTATAATATAAATATTTTTTTTCAGTTATAGTATAAACTATATTATTTGTATGTAAATCATTATGTGTAAAATTAAAAACTTTTTGATATGTAATAAGAGTTAATAAAATTTGTAAAATTATAGATTCCCATTCAACATCTTTTATTTTATTATTAATTACATATGAATCTAATGTATCATCACAACATTCTAAAGCAATCGTTTGAACAGGAAATTTAAATATATTTGCATATATTTCATCATTTGAAGATGAATATTCACTTTCATCTTCACTAGAATCATTATCATCATCATCTTCTGAATTTTCATTATTGCTTGATTCAGTATTAGAATATCTAGATGAACATGATGATTCAGTTTCATTTAAATCGTTTGTTTTAACTTTTTTTTTATCGGATTTTTTTAAATTTAAGTTTTGTGAATATTCAATTTCTAAATCTTTATTTAGTTTATCAATTTCTAAATCTTTATTTAGTTTATCAATTTCTAAATCTTTATTTAGTTTATAAATTTCTAAATCTTTATTTAGTTTATCATTTTCTATCTTTAAAGTTAAATCATCAATATTTTCTATTATATCATCTAATTTTACTTCTTCATTTAAATTATTAGTATCTATTACTAATGGATTTTTATATTTTCTAGTATTACTAAAATAATTTTTAAATTTATCTGTTTCGTTAATATTAAATAAAATATTATTATTTTTATAAAAAAAATCAGAATCATCTAAATATTCAAGATCATCTTCTATATCAACAATAAAATTATTTTTTATACCTAAAAAAGAACCATAATAATCAATTCCATTTAAAAAATTGTAATTATTTAATAATAAACTTGATAAAAAAGAGAAAAAACCATCAGTATATGCTGAATTGTTATAATCTAATATTTTTTTATTTACTTTATCATTATTATTATATTTTGGTAAATTTAAAATATTATAACTATTATCATATTTACCTAGCATATATTTAATAGGATCAACTAATGGACTATATTTAAAAAATATTTTTTTATCAATAGTATTATTACTATTATCTATAATTTTACCATTAAATTTAGAATAATCTAATTTCTCAGATAAAGAAATTAATTTATAATTATTATTTAAATTTATAGAATTGTAATTATTATTATTTAGACTAAAATAATTATTATAAATTGGTATATAATTTTGTAGATTACTTATATCTATTAAATTTGAATTAGATAATTCATTAAAAAGTTCATGATTATCATTTTTTTTATAATTTAATTCCATTTATTTTAATAATGATAAATATATTTTTAAATTCTAACGATTTTGTTAAATAATTATTGCGTATATTAAATAAATAAATATTTAGTTATATTTATTAAATATGACTTTAGAATTAAAAAAATTTGAAATGAAATCTATTAGTTTTAAACCGGATGAAAATAAAGGTCCTGTTATAGTTTTAATTGGTCGTCGTGATACAGGCAAATCATATTTAGTTAGAGATTTATTATATTATCATCAAGATATTCCAATTGGAACAGTTATTAGTGGAACTGAAGCAGGTAATGGATTTTATAGTGAACATGTTCCTAAATTATTTATTCATGAAGAATATAATTCAGCAATTATAGAAAATATATTAAAAAGACAGAGAACAGTATTAAAACAAATTAAAAAAGAAGTAGAAATTTATAAAAAATCTACTATTGATCCACGTGCTTTTGTTATATTAGATGATTGTTTATATGATGCTGGATGGACTCGCGATAAAATGATGAGGTTATTGTTTATGAATGGTCGTCATTGGAAAATGATGTTAATTATTACTATGCAATATCCTTTAGGTATTCCTCCTAATTTAAGAACTAATATTGATTATGTATTTATTTTAAGAGAACCCTATATTTCTAATAGAAAAAAAATCTATGAAAATTATGCAGGTATGTTTCCTACATTTGAATCATTTTGTCAAGTTATGGATCAATGTACTGAAAATTATGAATGTTTAGTTATAAATAATAATGCCAAAACTAATAAATTAAGCGAACAAATATTTTGGTATAAAGCTGATTCACATAAAAATTTTAAATTAGGTTCTAAAGAGTTTTGGGAAATATCTAAAACAATGGACTCTGATGACGATGAAGAAATATATGATCCAAATGCAAGAGATAAAAAGAAAGGTCCTAAAATAAATGTACGTAAAAGTAAATGGTAAATATAATTTTAAATATTTAAATAAATTATTTATATAATTATTATATGGTATATACATATTTTAAAAAAATATATGAATTAGACAGTCACTATTTTAATAAATATACTAATAGATTTTTAGAAAATTATAATGAACAAACATTCAAATATACATTACGAACTAAATTATCTAATATTAAAAGTATAGATGATTGTATTGAATTATTACAAATGTTTGAAACTACTGATGAAATGTGTGAAAATATAATAAATATATTTCATAATTTTCATCCTAGTGAAACTGAATTACAAATATATTCTTTAATATATCAAAAATATTATAATTATATTGATAATAGAGGTTTCGCAGCCAGCACATTATGGTTTTGTATAATACAATGGATAACTGAATTTCAAAAATTAAAAAATAATACTATTCCTACAATTAATTCTATAGGAATTGAATTAATTAATTTAAATTAGATTTTGTTTATTTTATCTAAAATACATCTCATTTTTTGTATTTTTTTTTCTTTATTATTATTTTCTTTATAATCATAAACACAATTATGGTCTTCGGGTAATCTATGTATTTTACAGAATATTTTTTCACATTTACAAGCAAAATCTATTAATTTTAATTTACGATTACAATTTTCAAATGCACAACAATTTCTATTTATATCATTGTTCATATAAATAATTATTATATAAAATATACTAATTATTTCAATTTGTCTTTTTATAAGATATTTATATTGTCATTTTTTGGAGGTGTAACTACTGATTCTATTTCATTTGTATTAGTTTCCATTTTTTTTTCTTCTTTTTGTCGTTCTAAAATTTCACCAATTCCATGGTCATTATCTTTATCAAACACTACATTCTCACCATCAAATAATTCTTTACGTAAATCAGCAGTTGATACATCATCATTTTCTCCGGAACCAAATAGTAAATTCTTACCTGGAACATCCATTCTATCTGCATTTATAAGATTTCCATCTTCATCAATACTTTGCATTAATTTATTACCTTCTTTTTGTGCTTTAGCAATATTTTCTTCAATTGCTTTTCTTTTTGCTTCTTTTACACGGTTATTAAATTCATCTTTATTTACTTCATCATTTTCTTTCTTTTTATGCATTAATTCATTTAATTCTTTTTCTAAATATTCAACTTTACCTGTTTTATATGCTTCAGGATGAAATGGCATCCATAAACCTACTTGTCCTACATATACATCATGATTTGGATCATTTTCCCTTAACATTTTACATCTTAACTCTGCTTCTTCTTGAGATGCAAATGTTCCTCTTATTTTTATTCCACGTGTATTTGTTTGATAATTATGTAGTTCACTAAATTCTTCTTGTAATTTTTTTTCAGAATTATCAATAAAACTTTTATAATCATCTTCTATTGTAGTTTCAATTAATTTCTCTTTTTCTTCCAGAACAAATTCTTCAAAATCAGTAGAAAGTTTTGAAAAATCTAAACTATATTTATAACTTACAAAATTTAAAAATTGGGTATATTTATCTAATGATTTTTTAAAATCATAATGTTTTAAAAACTTCTCAAAAAAAAATAAATTCTTATCTTTTAAAATTTCTTCTGGTGAAACAAAACTTAAACAAACATATTTTTGTCCTGCTATAGGTTTATCTTCATCTAATAAGTCAACATAATTACTATCTACAGTTTTTTTTACTTCTTGCTCCTTTCCTTTAGCACTTTTTTTAGTAGACATTTATAATAAAATATTTAATTATAATTTTAAGTAATTTTTTTAATAATTACAAATTATTTAATTTAATAATTTAATTATTTTTTATTAATAATTTTTTTATTAATAATTAAATTATTTTTTTCTTAGTTATTATTATAAACAAATATGAATCCAGGCATGGGAGAATTAGTCAAAAGAGCTATCAAATATTTAGTAGAAGGTTTAATGGTTGCTATTGTAGCATTCGTCATTCCTCCAGAAAAACGCGCCTTAAAATTTGAAGAAATCGCTATTATTGCTTTAATGGCGGCTGCTACATTTAGTATACTTGATACCTTTGTTCCTTCGATGGGTGCAAGCGCGCGCTCTGGAGCTGGTTTTGGTATAGGCGCCAATTTAGTCGGATTTCCTAAACTCGGCTAAGATAATAAAAATATTTTTATAAATAAATTTTTTTTCTATATTAAAAAAATTTATTTAAATTAATTGTTATAATATAGATGTATATGGTAGTTATAAAAGTAAACTAAATTATTAGTTTATTTACGACCACGTCTTGTTTTTCTTTTTTTTTCTTTTTTTACTCTACGCGATTTTCTTTTTTGTTTTCTTTTCTTTGCACTACCTGTGTTTTTTTTTGGACCAGGAGGCCAACCACACAATGCATGATCAGCATGTAGTTCATCTTTATTTAATACGTTAACTTTAGATAATCCAAATGTTTTTACTCCTTCTGAATTATTCCATATTCTAAGTTGATGACTATCCTCATAACGTAATCTAGGATTTATTCTAACTGATTCTGGATCAGATTCTGCTATCCATCCTTTAAATGTTGAGTCATGTCTATTTTTTTTTATATATCGAACTAAACTATATTCCAGTTCCTTTGCTGCTTGCTCCTGAGCTGCGTGGGCCATCTCGCCCATCATTGCCTCCATTCCATCAACAAGTTCTAGCGGTTCCTCCTCATGTAGAGGTTCCATGATATATATTAATATATATTTAAATTTATTAATTATAAGATTTCATTTTTTCTTTTTAGTTTTGTTTTTTCTAGTTCTTTTTGGTTTTCTTTTATGATTTATTCCTCTGCTTCTACTTGTACTTCTGCTTCTACTTCTGCTTCTGCTTCTACTTCTACTTCTGCTTCTACTTCTGCTTCTACTTATGGAATTGCTTACTTCACTACTACTACTGCCATAATTATCTAATATTACATCATCATCATCATCATCATCGTCATCAGGACTATCATATTTATTTATTTTTTTACTATCATATTTAGTTATTTTTTTTCCAATCTCTCTTCTCATAATTGCTCTATATCTGGGTGTTGCTTTATACAGAAGTGTCATACCAGAGGTCCCAATATTTATACATAATTTTTTTATTTTATCTGAACGTGTTTTTATTACACAATCACATAAATTTTTTGTTTTTTTTATTAGATATCCTATTCTTGTTTTATTATAATCATCTCCATATTTTTGTGAATTAGTCAAAGTAGTTGCTTTAATTAAATCACCTACTTTTATATCATCAAAATCAACTAATTTCCATTTAACTAAACTCTTTGCTTTATTTTTTTTAGTGTTCATTTATATATAGTATATACATATAAATAATATATCTATTTTAAAATATATTATTTATTACTTATAAATTATAAATTATAAATTATAAATTATACTTCTGTTTGTGATATATTTGAATCTTCTTCAGTTGATATTTCTAATGATCTTCTTATATTATTTGGATTTAATATATTATTATATTGCATATTATTTATTGTTTCTTCACTTAAAACATCTCTTTCAATTAAACAACAACAACATTTTATTCTACTACATCTAGATTTAATTATACACATACCACACGCTGTTATACCACCTATAAATATACCAATAATCATTAATGAATTAGTTGTAAGAAAATTAGATACAACACAATCAGGAACATCAGGCATTTATATATTCTAAAATATATTATATTATTTAGTTAGCAAAATATTTCTTATTTTTTACTCCGTTTTTTAGTTTGTTTTTTATATTTTGTTTTAATATTAGTAGTTTTTAATTTAGATTTATTATTTTCAAGTGGTATATATCTTAAAAAATATTTATCATATTCTTTATCGCCTGATTTTAATTTATTTAGCCTAAGTTCTTTATATTTTTTTGCTTTATTTGCTCTAATATCTTCTAATGTATGATGTTTTCCATAACAACTAATAGTAAATCTTTTAAGTAATCCTTTTTGTTTTAATCTATTTCTAAGTTGAACTTTAAATAAATATTCTGACATACATAATAATCTATTTACATCATAATATGGTCTATTTACATATATATAAATTAAATAAAAACTTAACATAGTATCAATAGTAGCAATTTTAAGTTTTTCTCCATTAATATCAATAATATTATAACTATGACATGAATTAGTATTATAAATATAACATAATACATCTATAGAATTTTTATGTTTTACTATAATTTCATAATGTTCAGTAATTAATTCACCAACTTTAGATTTTTTATTAATTAGTATATTTGTATAGCCATTATATATTAATTGTTCTTTAATAATAGTAGCACTTGATTCTGCATCTGTAGATAAAACATCAAAATCTGGATTTTTATTTAGTTGTTTTCTCTCTTTATATGGCATATATTTTCCATATAAACTAGCAGCATACCCACCAAAAAAAACTAATCCTTGATTAATTATAGATTTTCTAACTATATTATAAATATTATCAGCATCTAATTTAGAACCTTCGTAATGTCTTATGAAGTTAGTTTTATTACAGTTAATACCTTTTAAAGAATAATTTTTATTTAATAAAATCAATCTTTTTAAAACTTTTTCCCATCTTCCAACATCGCCCATAGGTCTAGATAATTCAAGATACATTGACATTCTTAAAAAATCAGGTGGACAATAATTAATAGAATTAATTTTAATTGTTTTCTTAATTAAATTATCAAATATTTCTTTATCTAAAAATGTAATATCTGCAAGAGGAATAAAATTTACGAAGACTTTATATGTTCCATCATGTATGCCCGATTTTGCTTCTACTTCATTATACCCTGCATTATAAAATATATCCGCTAATTTTTTAGCACATTCTACAGCATTAGGAGAAAAAAAATCATAATCTGGTAGTTCAACATCTTTATTATAAAATCTATCTTGTTCTGGTAAAATATTATTAATAGCAGTTCCACCATAACATATACACTTATTGCTTTTTAAAAAATCTTCTAAAATATTAATTAATGTTTTTATAGTTTCAGATTTAACCATTTTTTCGCCCGATATTATATTTGCAGTATCAACTGAATCACGTAAAATTTTTAATTCTTTTTCTTCTAATGTTATATCCATATATATATATATATATATATTAATAAATTAATAAATTAATAAATTAATTAAATAATAAATTTATTAATTTATTAGAAAAATTTATTAAGTTCCATCGGTAGTATGTAAAGTTTGCGCCACTTGTGTTACTAATTGACTATCTACCGGTGTTGATTGGCCAGGTATAATATCTTTGCGCAAATCATTTGGTTTTAAAACAAATGAAAATCCACCATAATCAGTAAATAATTTATAATATCCAACTAAATTACTGTCTATATTTTGAAATTTCATACCAACAAACTGACATCCATTTCTATGAGGTAATAAAGGATCAAAATTTTCTAAGCTATTATCAATATTTGGTAACACCATAATAAAACTTCTATGTGATTCATCTATTAATAATGGATTATTCACACCTGCAGCAACTACATTTTCATATCTTAATAATCTTAATGTACTTGAACCAGAACGTATATGTACATATTTTGATAATTTACTATTATCTAATATAGGAACATGTAGTGTATGAACCATAATAATAAATTTTTTAGAAAATGTACTATCTCCTATATGTGCTAATAATAAATTATCCTGATCTATATTTTTATAATTAAACTTATTTATATTTAATAAATTTCCATATTCTCCATTTTCAATGGTATTATCATTAGTTTCAAGATATTTTTGTATATATTCTCCAAATTTATCATATATTACTTTGTTTTCGCTCATTATTCTAAAATGCAAAAACATTGGATCATTTCCACATGATATACTGGGATCAAATGATTTATCTTTTAATACTTTAAATAATTCAACTAAAGTAATATAATTATATGTTTCTTTTATAGAATTATTATTTGCGGTAGATGAAGCGACTATAGGTTCTCCATTATATGAATAAATTTCAAAATCTAAACATCTAGCACCAACCTCTATACATTTTTCTAAAGCACATATATTAACAAAATTATTTTTATAACCATCACCACAACATGCATTATATGCCGTTTTAATATAATAATTTTTTATTAAACTTTTGTATTGATTATCAAAATAATTAGTTGGATTAGTTTCTTGTTTCGCATGCACTTTTTTATTATTAGTAAAATAACTACTAGTTTTATGTCTACTAATATCTTTGTATATTATATTTAATTTTCCACATGCGGCATCTTTTTTTCTCAATGTATTATACACCCAACTTAAAACAAAAAAAACAATAAATGAAACTATTACTAATGATAATGCAATATAGATATGATGATTGGTATCATTATTTATAAAACTATCTAATTTTTGTTGTAATTTATTTTGTATTTCATCAAGTTTTTCAATATTTAAATGTTCTAATACCCCTTTAAGTCCTGTATCAATTAATGGCGGCGGGTCTGCTCCTAATGCGGTTCCTGTATATTGTGACATTTATATATTTATAATATATAAATACTAAATAAATTTTATAATATTTATTTATAAAATTTATAATTATAAACACTAAATAAATTTTATAATAAATATAATAAATATTATAAAATTATAAATATATAATAATGGCAGGAGGATTATTAAATTTAGTAGCAGTAGGAAATCAAAATATAATATTAAATGGTAATCCTACTAAAAGTTTTTTTAAAACTAAATATTCAAAATATACTAATTTTGGTTTACAAAAATATAGAGTAGATCAAACAGGACAAACTAATATACAATTAACTCAAAAAAGCAATATAAATTTTAAAATACCTAGATATGGCGATTTATTAATGGATACATATTTAGTAATTAAATTACCAAATATATGGAGTCCTATTTATAAAAAATCAGATACTGAATATATACCATATGAATTTCAATGGATAAAAAATATTGGAAGTCAAATTATTGATGAAGTTACCTTTACAATTGGTGGACGTATTGTGCAAAAATTTTCAGGAACATATTTACAAAATGTTGTTGAACGTGATTTTGATGCTAATAAAAAAAATTTATTTAATATTATGACTGGAAATATACCAGAATTAAATGATCCTGCTAACTATTCTAATAGATCTAATAATTATCCAAATGCATTAAAAATAGATGATAATGATTTAGATGGTATTGAACCTTCAATACCTAGTCGTACTTTATACATACCGTTAAATACTTGGTTTACTTTACTATCTAATATGGCATTACCACTTATTTGTTTACAATATGCCGAATTAGAAATTAATTTTATATTAAGACCTATTCAAGAATTATTTACAATAAAAGATATAATAGATGAAACTGTATATGCTAGTTATGATCAAATACCTAGAATTTTTCCAGAACAAAATAAAGACACACGTTATGGATTTTATAGATTTATACAAGAACCTCCATATAGAGATATATCATCAGAAACTATATATCCCGATCAACGAAATAATATTAATATTGATATACATTTAATGACTACACAATGTTTTTTAGATAATCAAGAGAGAACTTTATTTGCAAATAATACACAAGATTATTTAATAAGACAAGTATATGAATATAAATATCTTAGAATTAATAAATCCACTAAGGTTAATTTAGAATCTAATGGATTAGTATCTAATTGGATGTGGTTTAGTCAACGCGATGATGTATATAAAAGAAATGAATGGTCTAATTATACTAATTGGCCATATGAAGATACTATTCCTAATAATCTACAAAAAATGACTAATTTAGAATCTAATACTAATTTAGTATCTGATGTTTATTATACTATAAGAGATAATTATCAAATTGATAATACTTTAAAAAATATATATATTACAGGTAATGAACCAACTATATATGAACAAACTAATCAAAAAGAAATAATAAAAGAATTAGGAATTATAGTTGATGGAAAATATAGAGAAAATTCTTTTCCATCAGGTATTTATGATAAATTAGAAAAATATACTAAAATTAAAGGTAATTCTAAAGAAGGTTTATATCATTATAGTTTTTCTTTATCAACAGATTCCTATAAATATCAACCCACTGGTGCATTTAATACTAATAAATTTAAAAATATTGAATTTGAATTTACTAATCATCATAATCCACCTATTGATTCTGATAATGTTAATTTTACAACTATATGTGACCCTTTAACTGGTGAAGTAATTGCTACATCTAAAGAACCTACTAGTATTTATAAGTATAATTACAATTTAACAATAATGGAAGAAAGATTTAATATTTTGAGATTTCAATCTGGAACTGCAGATCTATTATATAGTCGGTAAATCATTAATTTAAAAATAATTAATAAATTAATAAAGTTTTGTTTTTGGAACTTTTCTTGTGCCATAACCAAATTTTTTTCTAGCATTTTTTGCTAATCTTAATGCTTTTGATTTTTTTATACATCCATTATTTAATATATTAAAATCTACTGATGCTGCTTTACCGCCTGAAATAGCACTTCCCAATCTAGCATAACCCCATGAATGCGGTGTTTGATTTGGTCTTGAACCAGACGAATAATATGCACCTTGTCCTTTTTTAATAATTGCATTGAGTGATTTTAAAGAACATCCTGTTTTTCTAACTAATTCTTTATTCACTCTTAAATTCTTTATTTTATATATTCTCTCTGCATTTAAAATATGTTGTGATTTTTTTGATTTAAATGATTTAACTTTTTTTCTTTTTATATATTTTCCTTTTTTGTAACCTTTTCTAGATTTATTTAGTTCTTTTTTTAGTATTTTTCTATCTTTTTTTGTTAATTTTTTAGGTAAATATTTAATTGGTATATTCATTATTAATATAATTAAATATTTTAAAAGATAAAAAAATAAAATATTTAATCATTACTAAATGTCCAATTAAATACATTTGATGCTTGATTATTATTACCTATACTATCGGTATATACTCCAGCAGCTACATTTATTGTTGTTTCGCCTTCTGCAGATGGCGTAAATGTTGCGCTATAGGTTGTTTCAGAACCCGCAAAATTGCTTAATGTTCCATTAGTTACAGTAATATCATCTACATTAAAGTTATTAGTTGCTCTTGTTGAAGTAAAAATTAAACCAATAGAAGAATCGCTAGATGTTAAATTATTATCAACTGTATTACTTATAATGGTCATAGTGGGTTCTATATTATCATAAGTCCAATTAAATTCATTTGATACAAGATTATTATTACCTATATTATCAGTATACTTATCCGCATCAACCTTTATTTTTGTTGCACCAGATGTTGATGGTGTAAATGTAGCAGTATAGGTTGTTTCTGAACCCGCAAAATTACTTATTACACCATTTGTAACGGTAATATCACTTTCAACAAAATTTACTGTTGGAACTGATGAAATAAATGTTAAAGTAATAGATGCATCATTAGATATATCATCATTATCTAGAGTGCTACTTGTAATTGACATAGTAGGATAAATAATGGGATTACTAGAACAACTATTATTATATGTTAGTAAATTTTCAACACCCATATAGCCATGATTATAACAATATATACTTATTTCATTAAAATTACCATAAACATATACTTTAATAGTTCCATAATAGAAATCATAATCTCCATCAGAAGTAGTGTTAGTAACTGTATTAGATATTTTTTTATTAAAATCTCCAGTATATTTAATATAATCTGTTTTACCAATATTTAATAAAGCCATTGGATGTTCTAGTGGTATATTAGTAAATTCGTAATAACCATTATTAAGACTATATCTAATATATGGATCATATTTAGATGAATTATTAAATACATATTTATTCCCATTTGAACTTACACTATTTACAATAGATATAGGAGTTATACATGTTTCAGTAATTACTGGTGGTATTGGTGTAACATAATTAATATCAGTAATTGTCGGAGGTGTTATACTTACTGTTCCACTTACTATAGGATTTAAATTTGTTTCAATAATACTAATAACAGAATCATTTATAGTATTGTCATCCATTAAATTCTTTTTTATTGTTATAAACTCACTATCTTGTAATGTTCTATCTTGAGTTATTGTTACATTTATAATTAATGAACCTTGTATTAGATCTACAATTATTAAATTAGTACTAATATTTAAGATATTTGAATATTGAACTTTGATTTCATTAATTAATGTATTTTTTTGTGCTTCATCTAGATCAGGTAAATTTATATTACTTACTAAATATGAAATTTGTATAGGTTTTTCTGGTTCAGATTTTTTATTTAAATCACAACAAATTCCATGTGAAGTTCTACTAGAACGTCTTTTTAATGCATTTTTTACAAATCTACTTTGACTACCAACACCAGATCCAACAACATAGTGACTTACATTTTTACCTGCAACATTATTAATAAATTTTAATCTATGCATAGTAATATATATATTAAATTAATATAAAATATTTTAATATTTTAATATATAAATATTAAAATATGAAAGAAACAATAATATCATTTAAGAAAGGTCCTAAAATGAAAAAATATACAGCATATGTGAGAGATAAAAAAACTCGTAAAATAAGAAAAATACATTTTGGAGCATCTGATTATCCTCAATATAAAGATAGAACCCCTTTAAAATTATATGCTCATAAAAATCATAATACAAGAAAAAGAATGCAGCGTTATTTTGCTAGACATTCAGGAACAAAAAATAGAGGCCAAGCAATAAAATTAGAGAAAAAGAAATCAAAAGGATATTATAATGCTAAAATTTTAAGTCATATTTATTTATGGTAAAGGTAAAGTAGATGTGGGAAATGCTCTATTTAACGCAGATACTACAATATTTAAATCTTTTTTTGCCTCACCATTTTTGAAGCGCTCTTGCATGTATTCTTCCATACGTTGTGCATAAGGAATTTTTCGCATATTAGCCAATTTGGTCTTATCCTTAAAGCGCTGCTCTGCACAATCTACGTGATAGTCATCGCCACTATGTGCACACACTATCATATCAGTTTTAATGATATGTAAACCACATGCATCACATTTTATATTCATCATGCTGCGATTATCGAGACAACCGTTGATGACAGGCATCTGATAAATAAATTTTTCATTATCATTACTATTCATTTATAACTTGCTATTGTATATAGAAGGGAATATATTAAATCAATATTTAATTTATAGTAAAATAATTATAATATTAGTATTATAATTTATGGTAAATTAACATATATTTTTTGTATTTCCCAAATTATATATATGGCTTTTTTCTTAATTAATAATTAGTGTTTTTGTAATTTTTTCTTTGTTTTTTCATTTCTTTTTCGTGCATAACATTCTTTTCTATATTTTTTTTTATACTTTTTACATGGAATTCTATCTAAATCATTTTCTATTTTCTTTAATTTTTTATTTAATTCTCTGTTATCTTCTTTTATTATTTTATCTAAATTATGAAATATTATTTGTGTTTTTATAATACTTTCAATAGGATTAAATAATGTTAATAATTTCCTTGTAAAATTATCTCTGCCTTTTATATTTCTTCTTCTTTTAGTTTTTACCATTTTTGTATTATCTAAATATTTAAATATTTAAATATTTAGATCACATTCATATAAAGCCTGATAATTCAAAATAAAAAATTGATATAAAAGTTTATATAATATTTTATGGTTTAAATTCTTTATAATGAGCAGGAGGACCACAATAGGTAAAATTTTCATCATTAGTAATACTTGATTCACAATCATAAACATTATTTATAGAATTATCATATGTAAAAAAAGTGTTAGATTTAATAGATCTAGAATTATTATCAAATTGAAGAGTTTGTGGAAAAGCATGAGTTTTGGGTCCAATTAAAGAATTAAATTGTTTTTGATAAAATGAATTAATAGTATTAAGATAACTATTAATAACTGCAGTAGATACAGTATCAGATTTTTGAATAACGGGTAAGTTTTTAAGTTCCATATCAAAATCTATATTAGAAGGATAAGGTTGTAAAATATTATCTTGCATAGTTGTATAAGAAGCATTTGAATCTACATCAAAATAATTTTCAGTATTAAATTTCTTAATATCTTCTTCGGAAAAATTCATCTCATCTACAGTTTTAACTTTTTCTTTATTTCCAAAACAATTGAAAAATTCATTTTCTTGTAAAATATAACTTTCGCCTAATGGTGCCGCAGTATTATCAACTAATTTATATTGATAGGTTTCATTTGTAATAGTAGATAAGAAATAATTATCTGCTAAATTATTTTGAAGTTCTTGTTTTTTATTTAAACCTTCTTCTGTAGTTAAATCAAGACTTCTAAGTTGATCATTAATTAATGTAATATCTTGATTACGTTTAGTTTCTCCTCCAGTATTAAGTAATTTAACTTCTAATATTTTTTGATAATCAATAATTTCTTGTACAGTTAAGTTAGGATCTTTAAGAACATTTCCAGAAAATTGAATTTCTTTATTAAAATAAAGACCAGATAAATCAATTTGATTACATAAACTTCTAAATTTATCAAAATCAGTACCAACTCTATTTCGAATATTAATAAGATTATTACTAGTATTAATTCTTGAACACATATGTTTAATATGTGAAAATTGTGGTATTTTATTAATAGATATAGTATTAGTATTATAAAATGTATCATCTGGACAACATTGAACATTATTTTTAAGACCAGATTGTATATCTTCATTTGATAAATTTTGTCTATCAGATTGTGACATAATATTATCTGAATAGTTACAGTTAGGTTCCCATGGACAAAATACATAACTAGTATCAATGATATCAAAATCAATATCTTGAATATTTTCACCAAAATTAGCATAACTTAAATCTTTTATTTGTATACAATTACCGGAACTAGGTTTAATTTCACATTTAGAACAATCAATATTATTTAATCCTTCTGTAATTGGTTGTGATGAAAAATATAAAATCCATAAACATAATAATATTATAAATCCTATTATTATTAATTTAACAGTATCATCAAATTTCATAATATTATATTATAATTATAAAATAATATTATTTATTTTTCATTAACTAAATTACTATTAAACTGATTATTAACTAATATAAATTTACAATTAGTTGCTAATGAAGCTATATTTAACGAATTTGTATATGTACAAGTGCTTCTTAAACCACCTAAATAATTTTGAACAGTATTATCTAATTTACCTTTATATTTTATTTTAATTTCTCTACCTTCAGATGAACGATAGTTAGTATTATTGTTAGCAGCATAATTATTTTTCATAGCATATGAAGAACTCATACCATAAAAAAATTTATATTTAATTCCATATTCTTCAATTAAATCGCCAGGATTTTCATCATGTCCTGATAATTCACCACCAATCATTACAAAATCAGCACCAGCACCTAAAGATTTAGCAACATCGCCTGGACAAGTAATTCCTCCATCACTAATAATATATGTATTATTATATTTTGCTTTTGCTTTACTTGATTCTAATACACATGAAAATTGAGGCATACCAATACCAGTTTGAATTCTAGTAGTACATGCACTACCACCACCAATCCCAACTTTAATAATATCAATACCACATTTAATTAAATCATTAACACCATCAAAAGTACATACATTTCCGGCAACAATAATTTTATCAGTATATTTTTCTCTAACTTTTTTACAAAAATTTTTAAAATTTTCAATATAACCATTTGCAATATCAATTATAATCCATTTACATGAAAAATTATCCATAATATTTACTAAATTATTGAAATCATTATCACTAATTCCTGTTGAAATAGCAAAATATTCAGGATTTAATAAATCATTTGGATTATTATTATTGTATTCTATTAAATCTTCTAATTTAATAAATTTATGCAATGCTGTAAGAATTTTATATTTTGATAATACTTTATAGACATTTAATGTTCCTATAGTAGTCATATTTGCTGCTATAATTGGAATACCAGTCCATGTTAAATTATTATTAAATTTAAAAGTTCTAGTTAAATTAACATCATTTCTACTATTTATTGAAGAACATTTTGGTAAAATTAGTATATCTTTAAAATCATAATATTTAACAGTTGATTCAAATTTATTTTTTGTATATATGCAATTCATAATATTATAATTTAGAATAAAATTTTTAAATTATTTTATTTTATTATAAATACATATATTAATATAATGGGAACAGATTCAAATAGTAGAATTTTATACAAAGAAGATATTGATAAATATCATGATTCGACCGGATGTATACCTGAATATGCTAAAAAATATATAGATTCTAATACAGGTATTTTAGATATAACAAAAATGAAAAATGAAGAAAAAAGTTTATATGATGAACTTTTTTCTACAATGAAAAAATGCGAAAATATGAGTGATGGGGAAGAAGGTTGTTGTTATTATAAAGCCATTAATAGATGTAAAAATAACCATGAAACTGGTATAAAAGGAAAGCAAGGTTCAGAAATAGAAGGACCTATATGTCATACTGATGATATTCAAAATACATATAATACATTATTAGATGATCCTAATAAAACGGTAAAATTTTTAAAATTAATAGCATTATCTTTATTTGCTTTAATAATAACAGCACTATTAGGAACTTGTTATGAATTTTGGTTACGTTATGGTCATGCTATAGATTGTATTTATTATACTAGTAAATGTAAAAATATAGGAGAAACAAATAAAATAAGTTTAGTGGATTATATGTTTCCTAGTAGTTTATGTTTTTATCCATATCAATCTTGTGGTAAAACAGATCAAAATTTAATAGGTGGTTCTAAAAAACTAAGAGGTGGTTCTAAAACTGAAGGAATTATAAGTTCATTTATAGAGTATGAAACATCAGGTGCTAAATGTATTAATTTAGACTATGATACTGACTTTGATAAGTCAGACAGACCGATACCATATAATTTTGCTGATTATGCTATTAAAAATATAGATAGTAACGTAATAAAAATATTAGCAAAAACTATAAGTTTTTATTATTTATTTACAGTATTATTTATAAGAAAAATATTAAATTATATTATGAAAAATTTGTCAATTAATTATCAAAAAATAGTTAAATTTAATCCAGTTTTAAGTAACCTAACTTTTTTATTATTAACAGGTATAATATTTCCATTAATTGCTGCTTTATCAGGAATAAACTTATTTACAATGGGACCTATGTTCTTACTTAGTGGAATATTAATATTAACATTAATGCTATCCAATATAGGTTTTTTTGTTTCCTTAATATCTATATTTAATCCTGCTAAATTTTATAAACATTCATTACAGAAATGTAATATTCCAGATGATTATTATGAAATAGATTATAGAGATTTATTCTTTAGTATTAGAGGTGTATCAGCCGCGGAAAGTGTAAAAAATGTGTGTTTAAATATACTATTATTTTTTCCTATAATAATTTTAATATTATGGTCTATATCATTTGGTGCATGTATGAGTGTATTTAGCGGTTTAATTTTATCCATAAGTTTATTTGCCAAATTTTTCTATATACCAATAAGTAATCCATTGGAATCATTAAGTATATTAAAAAGTCATGGTGATTTATTAACAATATTATTTTGCATAGGTGTAATAGGGGCAGCAGGTGCATCATTAGATTCAACTTCTACTGGTATAATGTCTTTAATTTTAGTAATATTAATAGGATATAAATTAATTAGCGGATTAAAAAATAATATATAAATAATTATATTAATAAAAATTATATAAATATAATTATTGTGTAAAATATATTATGGGAAATAAAAAAAATAAAAATAAAGATAAAAATAAAGATTGTTGTGATTTACCATTTGTAAGTATATGTACACCTACATTTAACAGAAGACCATTTTGGCCTATATGTATTAAAAATTTTTTAAATCAAGATTATCCACATAGTAAAATGGAATGGATTATAATTGATGATGGAACAGATCCAATTGAAGATTTAGTTAAAGATATTCCACAGGTTAAATATTTTAAATATGATACTAAAATGAAATTAGGAAAAAAAAGAAATATAATGCATGATAAATCATGTGGTGATATAATTATATATATGGACGATGATGATTATTATCCTAAAGAAAGAGTATCACATGCGGTAAATATGTTACAAACACATCCAAATGCATTATGTGCTGGTGCAAGTGAAATTTATATATGGTTTAAACATTTAGAAAAAATGTGGCAATTTGGTCCATATAATGCAAATCATGCTACGGCAGGAACATTTGCATTTAAAAGAGAACTATTAAATGATCATCGTTATGAAGATAATGCTGCATTAGCAGAAGAAAAAGCATTTTTAAAAAACTATACCGTTCCATTTGTACAATTAGAACCAAAAAAAACTATTTTAGTATTTTCACATATACATAATACATTTGATAAAAAAAAATTATTAGAAAATGGTCAAAATCAATTTCAAAAAGAATGTAGTAGAACAGTAGATGAATTTGTAAATGAACCAGAAATTAAAGAATTTTATATGAATACAATTGATACATTATTAAAAAATTATGAACCTGGACATCCTAATAATAAACCAGATGTTTTAAAACAAATAAAAGAAATAGAAGAAGAACGAAGAAAAACTGCTATGGAACATCAACAAAGACAAAATGAACATGGAGAAGGTAAAATTATTTTAAATCAAAATGGACAAAACATAGAATTAAATAATCAACAAATTGTTCAAATTATGCAAAAACAACAAGAGCAATTACAAGAATTTTCAAAACTTTTAAGAAGTAAAGATAAAAAAATAAAAGAATTAGAAGATGAAATAATTCAATTAAATAAAGAAAAAGAAATTATTGATATAACTGATAAAACTGATAAAACTGATAAAACTGATATAACTAATATAACTAATATTAATATAAAATTAGATAAACTTATAGAATTAGTAGAAAAAAAAATATAGAAATTAAATAATATACAAATTATATTATATTAGCTTAATATAATATGATTCTAACATCTAATTGTGCACCTACATTAATTTTTATTGGATTTTCATTAGTGCAAATATTAATTGATATATATAAAGGTATTTTTAATCAAGCATTTATAAAATTTATAGTTATGATTATTTTTTCAATAATATTAAATATTTTATGTGATTTAGGATATAGAGTAATAGCGTGGTTTATTGTATTTATACCTATTATAATGATGACAATAATTTCTACTTTATTGCTTAAAGTATTTGGAACTAATCCAGATGAAGAAAAATTAAGATCACAAATTAAAAACAAAAATGAAGAAATTGATAAAAATAGTAATTTAGAAAATTCAGATAATTATTTAGCAGGAGCAAATTTATTAAATCAACAAAAATCTCCTAATTTTAATACTAAATTAAATTTAGATAAAAGAATAGATAGAAATACACATAGAAGACAATTTTATGATAAAGTTGAAAATGTATATAATTTAGGTAGTCCACCAAATCATTTATATGATTTATCAAATAATCCAATAAAATATAATATAGTTGATAAACTTATTAATTTTTTCGGAGAGAATATGTTAACATATAACATTTCATCCTTTTTAAATATACATTATCCATTTAAGAATTCTAATTTATCATATTATTCTGATGAAAAAAAAAGAAATAAATTATATTCTAATTATGATATTAAATTTGATAAAATACCTAATACTGTTTTTCAATCTTATGAAAAAAAATATAATGAAAAATATTTATTAGATGGACAATTACTATTTAAGCAATATAAATATAAAACAACAAAAGAAAATCATCCTGATTTAAATGATACAATTATAAATGTATTAATTAATAATGAATGGGATGATTTAACAATTGATCAACAAGTAAAATGGAATAATTCTGCTAAAAATAATTCTGCTAACAATAATTCAAATTAGAAACGATAAAACTATAAAAGTATTTAAATAAACTATATAAAATTTATTATTTATATTATAATAATGCATAATTTAAATAATAAATGGACTCTATGGTTGCATTTACCTCATGATACAGATTGGACTATTAATAGTTATAAAAAAGTATCAACATTTGAAACTCTTGAAGATTGTATTATATTGATTGAAAACATAAATAAACAAATTGTAGAAAAATGTATGTTGTTCATTATGAAAAATAATATTAAACCAATATGGGAAGATAGTGAAAATACTAAAGGCGGCTGTTTATCATATAAAATAAATACTGATTATGTTTATGAGGTTTGGAAAAAATTAAATTATTATTTAATTGGTGGTTCACTTATAAATGATAATGATAATGATAATGATAATGATATTATGAATAATATTAATGGAATTTCAATTAGTCCAAAAAAAAATTTTTGCATTATTAAATTTTGGATTAAAAATACTGAAAATTTAAAAAAAAATAATATATATAATGAAATAAATTTAGAACCTAAAACAGTTGAAAATGAAAAAAAAGATCCATTTAAAATAGATATATTATGCAATATTGAAAAACAAAACTGTATTTTTAAACAACATGAAATACTATATTAATTAATATAATATATATATATATTAATATATATGATAAATATAGATAGTTTATCAGGATTTTCACAAACAGTAAGTAAATTATCAATATTTATATTTATTGTTGCTGCAAATTTTGTAGGTGATATTTTTTCTTGTGGACTAAGACATTTTATGGAAGAAAATATGATATTAAAACATATTATTGGTCTTTTAATTATGATATTTTTTGTAGGTTTAATGCAAGAAAAATTATCAATACAAAAGAAATTCACTCAAAGTATATTATTATATTTATGGTTTATTTTTATTATGAAATCACCAGTAATTATAACAATAGCATCGATTATAATTATTATTATTATTTATATAATTGATTTATACATAACAGATTTAAAATTAAAATTAGAAGAAAATAAAGAAATAAATGAAGAAAATAGTAAATTAATAACACAATATAGCAATATTAATAATTTTTTATTTATTATAAGTTTAATATTAAGTATTACTGGTACTTTTATTTATATTTATATTCTCAAAAGAAATTTTGGTAAAAAATTTAATGTGGCTCGTTTTTTACTTGGAACTCGTGATCAAGAATGTTTTAAAAAAGATATACGTGTTAAATTTCATAATAATCCATTATTTTGGGATATTGAACGAGCACGAAAACAGACATAAAAAAATATTAAAAGAAAATTAATTTTATTATATATATAATATTAATTGGAAGAATTAATAATAAATAGTATTTAACATTTCCAATCTTTTAAGTGCCAAATATCTTCTTAAATCATTATGATTATAAAATCCAGCCAATAAAGGAGCATTATAAATTGACCCCTCTATTTTAATTTTTTCATCAAAGCATGGCAAACCTACTATATTTATAAATAAATCTATAGTAGTTGTATCATTCATTGCAACTGCATATAGAAACGGGGAATATCCATCATTATCTATTACATTAATATCACATTTATTTAGTAATAAATGTGATATTGTTGGATAATCTTTATTATGAACACTATCGCATATTGATAAAAGAAGATAATTAGTATTTGATTTATTCAAAAATGATTGAAATAATGATATTATATCATCATTACAAAACTTTAATGCATATGTATATGGTGTATATCCAATATTATTTTTTATATTTATGTTAATATTATTAGAATTCAACAAGTTTTTAATAATATTAAAATCTTTATTTATAACAGCATACATTAAAGCCGTATTACCAATATTATTTTCAATATTTAAATCTATATTTGCACAATGTAATAATTTTTCTACAACATTTGAATATTTATTTTTAACAGAATATATTAAAGCATTATCACCTACATTATTTTGAATATTTATATCTATATTAGAATTATATAACAATGTATTTATAACTATAAAATTTTCATTTTTTATAGCACACATTAAAGCGGTATTATCTAAATTATTTTTAATGTTAATAAAATCCATTGTTATTTTTATATTAAGATAGTTAAATTTATTTAATCAATTTTTTTACATGTAATTGTATAAATTAATTAGACGAACTAGGAGGTAATGGTGCTAAACATAAACGAATCTCTCCAAGGGATGCAACATTATATTTAACAATTAAGGGGCGATTATTTTCTAAAAAAATTTCAATTTGATTACATAAATTAGTACATTTAATAAAATAAACTAAATTTTTAAGAGAAAATTCTCCTTGAATAATTGAATCATTTTTTAATTTTTGAATAAATTGCATGGAACCTTGAGTTTCTGTTCTTCTAATTTCTGCTTTTGCATATTGTCCAACACATTTAAAAATTAATTCATCTCCAACTGATTTAATTTCTAATTTTTCTGAAATATTAGCTAAATCTCGTACAATTTTTTGAAAATCAGATGCTGGCATATTAATGATTGATGAAAATTTAACATTTGGTATATCAAGTTCATCTGTATCGGGTTCAATTAATCGTAATTTTTGAATTTTAGATTGTTTAATATCTCCATTTTCAAATTTAAGACCTAATTCAGTTACTACACCATCAATATAATCATCATTTTCAATATAAATAGTTAATGTATCGTCATTATCAATAGATGTTATAAGTTTAAATAAATGAAACATATTAACCCCTATAATAATTTTATCATGTTTGCATTCATAAAATTCAAAATTGGTAGCTTTTAATGCTAAATGAACTAATATAGTATGTGTTTTATCCATATTAATGATTCTTATACCATCTTTAGTAAATATAATATTAGTATCTAATAAAATATCTTTTAGTGCTGTCATTAAAATTCTAAAAGGAGCAATTTGAACAGTTTTAATAGTTAATACATTATTTATATTAGTTTCAATATTATCTACGGTATTTAATTTATTTTCTATTGACATTTATAATAAAATATTTATTAATAAGCTTTAAATAGTTATATAAATTTAATAATATAAGTTAATTATAAATAATTAATTAAAATGATTATGTAATATAAAAATTATATCTAAAAATTTAGTAATATATTTATTATTAAATAATTTATTGAGTGATATAATTAAACAACCAATAAATTATTATTCAATTAAATCTATAAAAAAAATATATTTAGACGAGAATATATACTATGATTTATATTATGATTATTGTGCATCATATATGAGTTGCACAAATGTAAATGAATGTTTAATAGATTTAAATAAATTAAAAATTTATAAAAAATATTCAAGTTTAACTGCCGAACATATATTTCCGCAATCTTTTATAAAAGAATACAAAAATGCAAAATTGGATATGCATAATATTTATTTAACAAATAATATATTAAATTCACATAGAAGTAATTTTAAATATATAGATGAAAAATTATATAAAAAATTTTATAACAAAGAAAAATTATATAAATTATGTAATAATAATTTTAAGAATAGTAATTGTGGATTTTACATACCTTGCATTAATATTAGAGGTCCTATAGCGCGTACAATAGCTTATATGAAATATACTTATCCAAACTTAAATATAGAAAATGTAATAACATATGATTTAATTGTAAAATGGAATTTATTATATCCTCCAACGCAATTAGAAATTGAAAGAAATGAAATTATTTATTCAATTCAAGGAAATCATAATTTATTCATTTCAAAATATAATAATACAAAATATTTAATAAATTTTATTATGTATAATAAAATTATATAAAGATTTAAAATATAAATATTTTAATGCAGAATCAAAACACCATACCAGAATCTATTGATGTTCCTACACAATATTGTGTATTAATGTATAATCTTATTAATTTAGTTGCTAAACGTGGTGCTGTAAATAGTGATGAATTTTTACTCGTGGGCGAGCTTCATAATTATTTAAAAAAAAAAATAGAGATGATTCAATCACGACCACAACCACAACCACAACCACAACCACAACCACAACCACAACCATAAGAATAGGAATATCAAATAATAATTAATGAGGTATATTATACTGTAATATCTAAAATAATAGGACAATGATCAGAACCCATTATATCTGTACAAATATTAGTATTAATATTATCTTTATTAAATAATTCATTAGATACTAAGAAATAATCTATTCCCCAACCATTATATTTATTTCGTTTACACTTCATAAAATTAGACCAATATGTTGATTTTTGTTTATTAGGATTTAAAGTTCTAAATACATCTGTTAAATTTAAAGTTTCAATCATATATGCAAAGTCTAATCTTTCGAAATCAAAAAATCCGGCAATTTTATTTTTTTTTGATTTCGGATTATTTATATCTAAATCTAAATGTGCAACATTCATATCCCCGCATATTATTACATTTTTATGTTTTTGTAATTCTAAAATATATTTAATAAAATCATTATTCCATTTACTTCTAAAATTAAATCTATCTGAATCTAATTTTTGAGAATTAGGAACATATACATTTACCAAAATAAATTCATCAAATTCAACCGAAGTAATTCTGCCCTCAACATCAAATTCAGGGTTATCAATAATTCTGATTGGTTCATTTTTACACCATATACAAGTACCACTTAAACCTTTTCTTTGACTAATTCCATCTGTTGAATTCCAATAACGATATGGATATTTATTAATAATATCTTCTGGTAATTTAACTTCTTTTTCCATACATTTTGTTTCTTGTAAACATACTATATCAATGTCTATTAATTCTTCATTTTTATCAAATATATTAAATAAAGCATTTGATAAACTATTATTCATATTATCATCTAATTTTACTCTAGCACGTAAACCGGCTACATTCCAACTTAAAATTGAAAAACGCATATTGAATATTATTATTATTTAAATTTTATATTATAATCAATTTTTTATTAATATCTATATTAAATAATAGATATTAATATCTCCCTACTCCGGATCGAACGGAGGACATTGTGATTGCTGCTGATAACAATTACAGTCACACGCTCTACCAACTGAGCTATAGAGAGATTTAAATAATTAAACTAATCTACATACAGAATATCCCTGTATACTAAATTAATATAATAATCTTTATATTATTTTTTATATATATATATTAACTCTTTATCTTTTTTTTTGTGTTTTTTTTTTCGATGATTTTTTATCTTTTTTAACGTATCCAAATTTACCTTTTTTTGTAAAAAATCCAAATTTTTGTAAACGTTTCTCTTTTTTTGCTGTATTAAATTTTTTTTTTGATACAATTCGGCCATGTTTATTATAATGTAAATCTGCTTTTGTTAAACCACCTTCTGTTTTATATGCTGTTCCATACCATACTTGGCGTCTAGCACCTGTTAAAAATTGGTATTTTTTTCCTTTAATATGATATAGTCCATCTTCTGATTTCATATGTTTTTTCATTCTTTATAAAATAATGAGAGAAAATAATTTATTTTTTAATTTAGTTTATTATTATTAATTATCTAAACTTAAAATTATTTAAAATAAATTTATATACAAATATTAAATGACAGATTATAATAAGATTGTTACTACTGTTAATTCCATTACACCCGATTATCAATTTATACCCGATTTAAATAATACTATTGTTATTGATACATCTGAAAATAGAATAGGAATTAATACAATTACACCTGATGAAAGTATACATGTTAGTGGAGGAACCATTAAAACAAAAGATTCAATAGTATTAGGAGATTTAAGTGTTAATAGATTTTCAAGCGATTTAATTCCACGCGATGATTTATCATATAATTTTGGAACTATTGATAAACGCATTAATGATTGCTATATTGGTAGTGATATATATTTAGATAAAACACGCATTATTAAAATGGGTGATTACGCATATTACGGATATACTGATATTTCAACTCTTATTATAGATAATTCCGGCAAACATTTAGATATATCAGATATTCGACATGTTAATATTCAAGGTGATGTTTCTATTAATAGCAATCTTGATATTTCATCCCAATTAATTTGTCAAAGTGATGTATCATTTATGGATAAATTTTATACTCATAATGATGCCTCATTTAATAATCGTGTTGATGTTCAAAATCAATTAACTGCTTTAAGCGATGTATCTTTTATGGGAAAATTATTAGTAATTAATGATTCATCATTTAATAAGGATATGGATATTAGTGGAATTCTAAATCTTACTCATACACTATCTAACATGTCAATTACTGGCACTAAAATTTATACATTATTTGAACCTAATGATCAAGGTGATGATGTTACACGTTTAATTATTGACCCTGCTAAATATAATGATCAAGTTTATACATCTGATCAAGGTGAAGTTGTTATTAAAGGTAACTTAAAAGTCATTGGTAATCATACTACTATGACTTCTACAAATGTTGAAATTTCAGATAATATTATGATAATGAATGCTAATTGGAATGATGTTCCTTATGGCGGTATTGGTGTTAATATTAATCGTTTTGATGCTCATAATAACCAAATAACTAAACAATTTCTTTATAATCAAAATAAAACAACAATCACAGATGATTCACTTGACAAATATAGAAAAAATACACAAACTTCATATATTCGAGAACGTGCACTAAATAATGAATATTGGGATACGCGCGGAATTTCTATTAATTTTGGCAATCCATTATTAAATAATGAAACCGGTACTGGCGGAATTATAGATTCAGATTTTATATATGTAGATAATATTAAACTGGATGCAAATAAAATATCCACGACTCATGGCAATTTAGAAATTGATGCTATTGGTAGTAATAAGATTGATATCAAAAATAATACACATATAACAGGTAATAAAACTCTTACTGTAACTGGAGCAACTTATTTAGATAACATTCTTGATGTTGATGGAGTAACTACTTTACGTAGCACTCTTAATGTTAACGGAGGAACTTATTTAAATAATATTCTTGATGTTGACGGAGTAACTACTTTACGTAGCACTCTTAATGTTAATGGAGTATCTAATTTAAATAATACTCTTAATGTTAACGGAGGAGCTTATTTAAATAACATTCTTGATGTTGACGGAGTAACTACTTTACGTAACACTCTTAATGTTAATGGAGGAACTTATTTAAATAACATTCTTGATGTTGACGGAGCAACCACTTTAAATAGTACTCTTGGTGTTACTGGAGCAACTACTTTAGGTAACACTCTAAATGTTAACGGAGCAACTACTTTAAATAGTACTCTTGGTGTTACTGGAGCAACTACTTTAGGTAACACTCTAAATGTTAACGGAGCAACTACTTTAAATAGTACTCTTGGTGTTACTGGAGCAACTACTTTAGGTAACACTCTAAATGTTAACGGAGCAACTACTTTAACTAGTACTCTTGGTGTTACTGGAGCAACTACTTTAAATAGTACTCTTGGTGTTACTGGAGAAACTACTTTAGGTAACACTCTAAATGTTGATGGAGTATCTAATTTAAAAAACGCTCTTAATGCTGACGGTGCTACTAGTTTAAATAACACTCTTACTGTTGGTGGACAAACTACTTTAAATGGTACAACAAATATAAAGTACAAGGGGAGTTCTGTCGATCTTGCAGTAAAACTGGAAGAATTAGAATCGGTGTCTGATGGACTGGAGGACACCATCGCCACTCTCACCACCACCGTGGCCACCCTCACCACCACTGTCGCCAGTAACACCACCGCCGTCGCTACCGCCCAGTCCACGGCCACCGCCGCCAACAACACGGCCAACTCCAACAGAACCAAAGCCAACGACGCCCGTATCGCTGCCGATGAGGCGAGGGCCATGGCAGTCGCCAATGCCACCAACATCACCAACAACACCACCACCATGGCCACCCTCACCACCACTGTCGCCAATAACACCACCACTGTCGCCAGTAACACCACCGCCGCCGCCACCGCACAGTCCACTGCCAACACCGCCCTAGCTAACGCCGCTGCCGCCCAGTCCACAGCCGACGCAGCGGGCAGCAGCGGGGGCAGCGACCCACATGTTTTCGGCCTCAGAGTAGCGGTAAGCCAGATAGCAGGTATTATAACCAACCATATACCGGGCGTCTCATATAGTTATAGTTATACTTAATTTTTTTTAAGTTTAAAATTATGAATATTTATTACTTTATTTTCTTAAATTATTAATATATTAATATATTAATGGCATTTACAAGATTTCACGACGATCCTTGTAGAATACAAAAATATTTAGACGAAACTACAGAAATTGAAAATTATAGAATAAATGTTCCTGGTTATGGTGATAAACCAGTGTTTATAAATGACCCATATTTACGTATACAAAAATGGGGTGCTAATTTATCCGAAAATAAAACAGAATTAGAAAGTGATTTAATGGGTATTACAAGAAAATTAAATAGAGATTCAGTAAAAGAAAATAATTATAATAACAAATTATATAATCGTAATATTTATCCGGAATATAATAATGAAATAACACATCAGTCAAGATCAACCCATCCAGCGTGGTTATTAAGAGAAATTGATAGTATAAATACATCTAATAATTTTAATTATTTATTATTAGATCCACAGGAGCATGTATGTATACCTTTTCATAATAATATTTCTTCAAGAATAATAGAAAAAGATTACTATTCTATTAAAAATAATTAATAATTAATAATTAATAATTAATAATTAATAAAATGTTATATTTATTAGAAATATAATAATAAATAATAAATATATTATTTATTATTATATAATGGCAGCAATAGCAATTCCTATAGTAGTATTAGGGAGTTTATATATATTATCAGAACAGGAGAAAAAAAAAGAAAATTTTGAAGAACAATTGCTAGAAGAACATCAAAAAGAAGAATTAAAATTAGATAAAAAAAAAGAAGGATTTACTAATTATGAAGTAAAAAATATAAAAAATTTTGAACAAGAAATGAGAAATAATGTAAATAATGTAAATAGTTATAATAATTCAAATCAACATACTGATAAATTTTTTACTAATACTAATACTAATACTAATACAAATATTAAATCTGATAATAAAATTAATCTTATGACTGGACAAAGTATAGATGCAAATACTTTTAAACATAATAATATGCAACCATATTTTGGTGCAAAAATTAGAGGTTCTACATCAGATTATAGTAACACAGAATCATTTTTAGATATGAAACAAGGATATGGTAGTCAAATATTTAGTAAAAGTGAACAGGCTCCATTATTTAAACCAGATGAAAATACAAATTTGTCATATGGAACTGCAAATAATACAAGTTTTATACAATCAAGAATGAATGAATCGATGAAAATGAATAATGTAACTTTATGGGAACCACAAAGAGTTGGTCCAGGATTAAATTTAGGATATGGTTCACAAGATAAAAATGGATTAAATACAGGTGGTACTAATGGTAGTGATGGTTTTAATGCTGGTATGATGTCAAGAGATACATGGATGCCAAAAAATGTAGATGATTTAAGAGTTAATACAAATCCCAAAGAAAGTTATAATCTAAATGGTCATGCTGGACCAGCGAATTCAATTATAAAAGTTCAAGGTGATAATAATAAAATTGGTAAAGTAGAAAAACATAATCCTGATAAATTTTATGAAACAGGTCCAAATAGATGGTTTACTACTACTGGCGCTGAAACAGCACCGCCTATTAGAAGTACACAGGTAATTCCAATGGAAAATAGGATAGATACAACTAGAGAATATTATGGTGCTGGTAGTCATGGAAATGCAGCATATACAGATGTTACATATGAAGAATCAAAGAAACAAAATTTAGGTGGATTACCTATATCAAATGCATCTGCTAAAGGTCAGAATATGGCTAATCCAAATGATTATTCAGTTCAAAGTTATAACCTATTAGCAAATAATAGAACAACCGATAAAAATATGCATGAAATGGGGGGAGTTTATGGTATGGCTAAAGCAGTAATTGCTCCATTATTAGATATTTTACAACCAACAAGAAAAGAAAATGCTATTGGAAATTTAAGACAATCTGGTAATGTTAATGGGGGGATAAAAACAGGTCATATATATAATGAATATGATAAAACAAAAGTAACAAATAGAGAAATGACAACTAATAAAATTGGTATGAATTATTTAAATGTTCAAGGTCAAAGTGATGGAACTGGTTATCAATCTACACAATATCAACCAGTACAGAACCAACGCGATACTACAAATCAGGAATATATAGGTGCTGGTTCAATGGGTGGTACTGGATTAAGACCGTATAATGCAGCATATGCTCAAAATAATAATGTAAATAAAACTTATGAATCAAGAACAAATCAAGGTTCGATGAATTTATTTAATAATAATAATAATATTTCTATAAATAGAGATGAGAATATTTTAAATAATAATAGACAATGTATTCCATCTGGTGGACACTCATTAATTCCATCACAGGAGTTTATGGGAGAAACCAATGGTATAGCAAATTATGATATGAATTTTGACTCTAATAGAATGGATCCATCACTTTTAAATGCTTTTAAAAATAATCCTTATACACAATCATTAACATCTGTTGCATAAAATAATTAAAAATTATAATATAATTTAAAATATTATAATTTTATATTGTAATATATAAATTATTTAATTAAAGACCTTTATATTCTATTAATAATGAACTAATTCCTTGTGGAGTTTCTACTATTCCTGATGCTCCATATCTTGATGTATAAATAGAAATTTCATCATTTGCTAGACAATTAAAGATCCAAGTTATAGTACCACTGGCTGTAAATATTTGTACATCTTGATTATTATCAATTAATGTATTTCCTATACAACAAACTGGACCTTCCATTATACTATTTTTGGCTAATCTAAAAGAAACAGCAGTTTTATCTATATTAGATCTG